TCGCCTTGCAGTCGAAGCTCAAGGTTATGCAGATTGCGGATGGTCTTGGTGGCGCACAAGGGGGTATCGAGGCCCCTGCCAAGCTGGTGGGTGTAAAGGATGGATGGCTAACGGTAACTGTGCGTTCCCGTCAGCGCGTGAAGATCCATCGTGAGACGCTGGCCTCTGAGGAAGGTGACTTCCGTATCATCGCTTACGACCAGAAGCAATCTGACGGTGTGAGAGCGCGTATGGTGCAACTACTTACGCAGCGCCTTGGTGTCACTCAGGATTGTCCCCTGCTCGACGCTGCCCTCACAGCCGAGCTACAGGCATGGGTCGATGGCACCCTTGACGAAACCGCCTTCCGCACTCAACACGACTACAAGGAGTAGTGATGCTGGGACACGAGGCTATCAAGTGGTGCATCGAGCAAGGTCACATTCGTGTGGAGCCCGAGCCTGCGTTCATTGGAGTCAACTCGATTGACCTACGGCTGGGCAACAAAATGCTCATCAACAAGAGTAGCTTTGAGGAGAACGGTTACTGGCGACCTGTCGACCCTCATCGTGACGAACTGCACATGGTACCGTTAGGTTTCCACGAAGACGCAGATTGCGTGACAGAAGGTTGGTTACTTGAACCCGGGGAGTTTTATCTGGGCGAGACACTTGAGACCACATACTGTAGAGGCTTGGTGCCGAAGATCGATGGCCGTTCGACCACTGGTCGCTTTGGCGTCAGTGTGCATCAGACTGCAGGTGTGGGCGACAACGGCTTCGATGGTCGATGGACTCTTGAAATCACCGTCAACGTGCCTATCATCCTACGTCCTGGCGATCGTATCTGTCAAGTGTACTTCGAGCCATGCTGGAGCAGAGAGGCGACCAAAAGGTTTTTTCGAGGCAGAACGGTTTTAACCCAACAAGGACTAAAGAGCGAATCCCCTCACGTCGAGTTGAATCACCTGTACGGTGGCGACAACCATCACTACACTAACCAACAAGGCGCTACCGTTGGCAAGAAGCTGGATTGACAATGACTAAGAAACCTGACAAGCAAAAGGCAGCGCGGGCTCATCGCTGCCCTACCTGCAATGCTCACCCAGGTGGCGGTTGTGTTGACCCTTGGGGTAGACCTCGACAACACGTTCACAGTGAGCGGTTGGCTTTGGTCACACGATGAGTGAAGAAGAGTGATGTAGCCCGAGGCCCAGGCCCGAGCTACACTGCAGTGCAGGCCCCGGAGCGGCGACCGGTCTCAGGGGCTCTTTGAGCCCCCGGGGCCTCGTGCTCTGGGGGTTCGTGTGTCTCCAACAAATGACGACAAGCAAGTGATCGCGGTATTAACCGAGTTACAGCGTCAAGGTAGAGACCTCAACGGGACGCCACAAGAATACGTCGTCTACGCCATGAACTCATTGGCTGCTGCGATAATGACCTCAAACCGCTGGTACGCGGCTGAGGCCATTGTAAGACTTGTGTGGCATGCTGCGTTGCTGTACGCAAGATTCAAGCGCTGAGCTTTTCCTCGCATTTACTGCGCTGACGACACTTGTACACCAGCTTCTCCAGTCGACGCTGACGCTCCTGTCGATCCTCTGCACGTTCACGTAGCTCACGAAGTGCAGCAGGTTGGCGCTGAATGCGGCTGTCGATAGAGTCAACCATGTTATTACTCCTTTACCTTCAAGGCGCCTTGCTCCAGAAGGACCTGACGCAACTCGATGACGGCATCAGCAAGAGCGTAGTTGAGAGAACGGTCGTTGCTCTCCAGCCACTTCGACAACCAGGACGGAAGCCATTGGATCTTACGGATCCGAAGAGCCTTGTCCCACTGCTCAGCGATAGCGTCACGGGAAGGGGAACGCATAAGCATTAGCTTTGCGATTTCGGTCAATGCGTCACTGTTGACGATCATATAGCACCTCAGTTGTTTGCGATTTCTCGTAGCTTGTCTACAATCAGTTGGCGAGCTACGGGCGCCAAAGACTTTTTGGTCATGCAGTGAAGCGACAAAACCATGATAGACTCTACCTGCCCTTCGTCATTTTCCGAGTGAGCTATGTAGTACATGGTAGCACCCACCATGCCTTCGGTGGCACGGTACATCGCAGCAATGGCACTATCGCCCACATCGGCTACCGTCCGCCATACCCAATTGCGGCTATTTAGAAGGGGCACGATTACGTTATCGTAGTAACCTCGGGTAACATCCTTGTCTAACTCGTCAGAAAAAGGTATACCTTTTGTCATCAACACGGACTTACGCACAGGGCGGCTATTATCGAGATTGACATCGATCTGCACAATAGACGCACGAAGAATAGACGGGTCGTGGACAACCAGAGCAGATAGAAGTTTGTCGCACTTCAATGCCACCGATAACGAATCAGGCATCGATTCGATGGTCGAAGCGGGTGATGGCGCTACACTTGAGTCATCGGCACTTTTGCGATTACGTATTGCGGCTACAGCTTGCACTACACCCCCCACAGCACCAGTAAGCAACAGCACTGTGGCCACGATGCCTTTCCAACTTGCAGGCACAAGGTCTAATAGAGTCTCTTCCATGTATCACTTCAACTTCTCATTGAGGTGCGGCTTGAGTCGACCTGCTACACGAAAGGGACCGGCGCGACGATAGTGAACAACCTGCAGCGCTCGTTCAGGGTATTGCCCGTTGACGTTCCTTGCGCCACTACCGCTGGAGGCGTGGAGGCAGAGACCGTACCCGAGAGCAGGTGTCACATGGTAGATTTTCTTCGCGTTACCTTGGTAGAAGTAGGCGTCACCCGGCTTTGCGTCGTCAGGATCAATTGCGTCAAAGGCTTTCATTGCAAGTGTGTGTGCTGTAGCATCCTTCCAATCACTGAACGTTGACCACGAGTCTTCGTTGATCATCCCCATGCGAAGCAACACCCACTGCATCCACGCTGAGCAATCTCCACCCCTTCCACCGCCCGTACCCTTTGGCCACGTAGACGGGTCGAGCGGATCGAGTCGTTGTAGATCCACTAAGTTACCTGCCCCCCACGAGTAAGGGATTCCCACAGGCTCCACAAGCTCTCGGGTGATGGGGTAGTCTCTGAAACAACGAGCGAGTGTCATAGGTGTCTCCTACTTAATCAAGGCGCTTACACGATTTTTACCTAACAGTTTACATCTATTGTATCGTGCTTTGTTTGGTGGGACAGGGTTGGCTCAGCGGGGGCGCTTTGTGCCACTCACCCCGTATGGCCCTTCTTGCTTCGGCTATGTTTAAGAATTGACCCTGGCCCATGCTTCAAGGCCCTCGTCAACGCCCAACGATCGCATGTTTGAAGCAAGAACAGGCAAACCGCCCCCAACAAGCTGCGAAATAATAGAGGCCAGAACACTGGCCTCTATGCCTTCAACTGCGTCAGTGATCGTTAGGACGACCAGCCGCCCGTCGTCCATGCGCCAAACCATCCCGCCGGGACCATCTGGAGGCATCACCACAGTTACTACGGGTGCCGTAATACGTGAGCCGTCGTCTAAAGTAATGCTCTCGCGCGACTCTGACGCTATTAGCGGTGCATGCCTCATGTCGAACTCCTTACGCGGTACACCGCGATGTCCAAGTCGAAAGCCACGTTTGCGATGACGGTGAGATACCTACGATCATCGTCACCAGTCGAGCGACTCTTTGCCTCGATTGTCTGCACCGTGTCAGTGGGTCCGGGGCGCGTGCTGCCATTCCAGACCTCGACATTGGCCCCTGCTGCGACAGAGCACGCCCGTGTCAGGTATGACGCTGCAGCGGTCGCCGTGATGGTGCGGTCGGTGAAGTCCACAAAACTGCCACTGGACCGCATCCGCCAGCCTGCCGACGTGGTGCTCCGGGTGACGTGCTGGAGTGCGCCCGTTGGGTTGACGTTGTTCGTGCCGTCGCCCAGCATGAAGAGCACGAAGCCGGAGCCGGGGCTGTCTTCGTTCATGGTGATTTTAGCACACAAAAACACCGTCGCTGCATCAATGGCCGTTCCGAGGTCGATGTGCAGATAACTGTAGTCGCTACCTCCGCCTCCCTGGACAGTGATGACACCGCTGGAGACTGCGCAGGCAGCCGCGCCGCTTGCGTTATCTGCGTACGTGTACGGCGTGCTGTCGCTGAACGTGTAGCTTCCAGGGCCGGCCGCTTCGATGTCGACGTCGCTCAAGTCTTGTGTGTCGAAGACCTTTTCGATGCCTCCGCTCGCCGCCAAACGCACGTAGCTATGAATGGCCGTAGCCAACACTTCGTTGGAGCTGTTGCGTGCCTGCAGGTAGATAGTGCCCGCATCACCGTCAGCCGATGTTGGCGTGTATGGACCAAGACCGCTACCTGACCATGAACATGCACCTGCAGCGTTAGTTGTTACGAGATTGTAGTTGTCGATCTCGCCAACATCAGCCCCTGTGAACGCGCCGAATGTCTTGTTAGCTAAGGCTACACCAGCAGCTTTGTTGTCAGTGGTAGTTGAAGGCGGCGAGATGTCGAGCGGACCGCTAACACCGCCGCCGGCAGTATAGCTTTGCCAGATATCGGCAGCCCAGATTCCATTTTGTGCGTCAGGCATGGGTCACGCAGGCGTGAGACGTTGTGTTGTAAAGCCGTAAACACGCACACTCACATTAGCCGTGTCAGCGTTACACTTCATAACAAGGTACAGGTCGTTAGACGGCGGCGTGGTGCCCCCGCTTAGAGGTAGTAACCGTGTAGGTTTGAATGCGTTTACGTTAAGTACAGCCTTAGAAACACCGCCTGCATACGTAGACGGAGTTATAGCGCTACCGATTGCCGTGAAAGGTGCTTCACCATCGGGGTCGTAGGCGAAGTAGTAGTCGAAGTTAGCGAAACTACCTGTGGAGCTGTTAACCTCCACTTCAATCTGCTCAATCTTGACATACCCTTTCGTGGGCGCAGCCTCCAACTTCTTCGCTACCCATGTGGTGGATAGTGAGATAGATGTGGAAATGTATGTCTCATCTGTCCATTGCCGAACAGGTGCATTGTATGTAGACAAGGGGCCCTCCGAGGGGACGAAGCGTTAGCTTCATCTTACCCCATCGGGCTGTCTCTCGCTACTCGTCAGGGACGCCAGGGCTTGAGCGTGTTACCCTGTCAACCTCTCGTGTGGCAAGGTCACCCCCTTCCACCTCAGTGTAGGGAATGCCCATCATAGCAATGGATGCGGCCGCCATTTCAGCAGACATGAAGCCTGCCTTACTTGCGCTCGACATTGAGCGGTTAATGTTCATCAGATCGTGCATGGCAGGAATTGCGCGCAACATTTCCATCGTGTTAACATGGACACGGTAAGTGCCCTTGTCAAACTCATCCTTCGGTTGCTGGTAATCAACAACCATGGGCATCGTAGCGTGCAGTGCCCAGCCAGTGATAGGGTCGAGCTTCACATAGTCACCGCGAGTAGCCTCTGTCTGCAACCCGACCGTTGCGCGCGCAAGTGCTCCAACAACAGGGGCCCGAGACACGTCGAACGTATCGGCTGTTTTCTTGGGTAACATGCGCATACGTGCGGTACCCTTGTCGATGTACACAGGCTTACCTTCGATCTGCGAGATACCTGCTTGTGCCAGCTCCACGCCAACGATTTCGGCTAGCGTCAACGTAAACATAGCTACAGCACTCATGTGTTCAGCCGCAGCCTGCGCAGACGTATCAGGCATCATCAACATACCCGTCACCATGTCACCACGAGCCATCATACGCGCACGTTGCTGTGGGTCAGTTACGCTGCCTCCAAACTTAACCGTATCCTTGTTGGCAAGGTACGAAGGTGTAGGTGTTTCACTCGGACGCTGAGCCAGACCCTGGTAGAACTTCATCTCTTCACGAGACCAATCGTATAGCTGCATGGCGCCTGTGCCCACAGTCTTCGCCCGGTACATGCGACCGTCGATAGTCTGCGCCATGCCTGAGGAGACACCCTTGAAAATCATGCGGATTCGCGCCTTCTCAATATCAGGCATGTTCATGTAACCGCCGTACTCACGCTCACGATCCTCGATGAATGCGTAGTAAGCGTCTCGTTGTGTATCACTCTCGAAAGCATCAGGGTCCACGCCGTAAGGGTCTGTGGTGGCAGCGTCGATGATTTGCTGTGCAGACTGAACTCCGTAGGAACGCAGACGACGGGACACACCCATGCGGTAGGCGCCCATGGGAGTTGTGATGACATCAAGGAACTGACGGTTGGCGTTCTTCTGGAAAGCCCAGTAAGGGAACATCAACTGAATCAGGTACTTGCGGTCGAAGGAAGAGATGGATCCCGCGAAGTCATAGTGCATTTCTACTGTGAGTCGAGCAGCAGAGCGGGGGTCGAGACCTTCCTGCATCAGCGAGATCATGACACCGATACGCGACCGGACATCGAATGCCTCAGCCAATTCATCAACCACAGCCTCAAGCTCACGGTAGTTCTCCGAAGCCGCCGAAGCAACACGTTGAGCCGCACGAAGCGGCAGCATCTTCTGAGCCTCGGACGACAAGCTCAAATCTCCAGGCTTCAACGTTGCAAGGTCTTTACGGCTTTTGTCAAACACCGCGCGAGAGATAGCGTCCGCAAGAAGTTGAGTGCCGAATGTAGAGGTAACACCTTCCTCATTAGCGACGTTGAGAATCTCGTTGCCTGTGTACTCACCTGTCGGAGTCTTGATGATCGTAGAGTCACCGCGTAGAACCGTGTTGACTTCGATCTTATGGCGACTGAGAGCAATACCTTGAGCTAACTTGTCTCCGATAGCTTGAAGGCTTTGACGGGCACGTTCACGCATATGGATGCCCGCAGGGCTTTGCTTCCACGCTTTCCATTTATTTTCGGCCTTGCCTGCAGCCGCGACAAAGTTAGCAACAAAAGGAGCCGCGAGAGCGTTTTGTGTGCTCGCGCGTGTAATGGCGTTAATGGCGGGCTTCAACCCGGCTTGGTTGAACGTGAGGTCAAAGATATCGGCCGTAGACAGAGTGAAATACTTTGTCTTAGCGAACACGAGGCCGCGAACCATAGTTCGCTTGAAGCGATTAACGGCAGCATCCAAAGTGTCTTGGTTGAGTAGCTTAGCGTTGGACGCGCTACCTGTAGCCTTAATGTCAGGGTTGAGGCCGCGAGAAATGGCTTTGTCGAGTAGCACCTGCGCGCCACGAGGGATGCCCATTCTCTGCCCGTTGATGTTCACACCAACCAGGGTGTTTACCAATCCGATAGAGTTAACCACGTCCTGAGCAATATGAACCTCGTCGCCTTCAAGGTGAACGCCTCCGAGGAAGCGTTCATACGCCTTACGTTGCTTCTCCGTGAACACGGCTCCGACGTTAACCGCCTCCATGGCAGCACGGTGGCCCGCAGCGTGAGCGACAAGCAACATGCCTGCCTGTCGAGACGCACCGCCGTGGACGCCATAGGTAGCTTCGATTTCATCCAGCACCATCTTCGCACGCTTACCAGGGGGCTCGTTATCACCTGCCTTCAATAGTGCTCGTAGCACACGAGCGTCGCGGTGATCAAACGGTCCCGGCGTGTTGGTGTTCAGCACCCCTCGCTTGAGGTCAGTAAAGAAGCGACCACCGAACACAAGATCAACCTCCTGTTCATCCTTAGCCGTCTTTACATCACCGAACAACTTCTCCATCGCGTTCTGGTACTTCTTCTGCGTTTCCTTGGATGCATGCACAAGGTCAATATGGATATCTTCGCCAATGTTAGTGGCGTTGAGCACCTGCATAACAATATCACGTTCCGCGTCATCCAAGGAATCGATCTTGCGCCACATGTAGGCACGGGTGATACCTATGGCATCAACATAGCCAGCCGATGTCAGAGGCACACCTGTTGCCGTATGTAGCGACGTTTCGCCATCGAGGTAGCGGTAGAATGTAGGCAGGTCTTTTTCGCCCCGCAGAAGTAGTGCAGCGGCATCACCGACCGAACTCTCAACTGCCCGACTCATGCGAGTGTAGAGAGGTTTGAACGGCGCAGCGATGTCAGCAAGTTCCTCATGGGGTCGGCCGCCAAACATAATACCATGTGCAAGCTGGGCAATCGACTGTGTGTACGACTTCGCGCCCTCATCCTTCGTGGTACGGTAGTTGACGATGTGATCGAGTAGGTCAGATAGCTTGTCCTGCTCAATTGTCTCACCTGCCGTTAGCGTGGGTGTCTTTGGTGCGCGCTTCGACAACTCGATTAGTTTACGTTCCTTCAGGGTGAGGTTGATGCGAGCAACTGCGTCAGGTGTGATGTCGATCTCACCGAACATAGGCTTCGTCATCTGGATAGAATCTCCGTCCACCACAGCCTGCTTCAACACATCACCTGTGACAGCAACTTCGTCACCATCAATCTTGACCGTATCTTGACCATTAGCGATCATGTGCGCAGCCATTTCGCCGTAGGTATCAACCTTACGTGCAGCAGCCGAACGACGCATGGATTCTTCAAGCGACGCAGCAAAACTACCAGATTCGTACTGATCGATACGGGTATCACTCACGGTCTTCAGTTTACCAACGGGTTGCACCAACACCCGTGCATCCTTCCGAAGCTGAGCGATAGTCAACTCCAGGCCATGCCTATATGCCTTCTTCTGCAACTCCACCGCATCCTTCATACGTTGCCAATCTTGCAGTGCGCCTTCGGGGGCGATCCGCTTTACTGCTTCCACTTCCTTGGCGATGTCGTTCTGCATGTCACGCATCTTACGAATCTGCTTCAACTCGATAGATGCCGTCTTTTGCATCTGAGCGACTTTCTTTGCAAACTTCTCAGCCGCCTTCTTTGCGAGATTCGCTTCCTTCTGAGCGACACGGACACGTTCACTCAACTTGATTCGTTGAGTTTCAAGACGCTTTAACTTGCCTTGAAGTTGTCCGATAGACTTTCGTTTACTCTTGTCTTCCTTGATGTAAGTAAACAAATCGTCACGATTTGGTGCGTCAATGCCTAATTCGTCAAAGCCGTCAACAAAATCATCGACAATGCGTTTAATGTTTTCTCGGTTGTACCCTTCTTTATATGAAGCAGGATCGCTGCTGACCTTACGGATCAAATCGTGCTCAGCTAAGTATGCCTTACCTTTAGACATATCGGAGATAGAGCGCTCAGCGGATTGCCACGCAGTTATAGGCAATTCGTTCTTAGACTGCAACCACTTAACGAAGAAGCGTTCAGTTGCGTTGTACCCCAACTTGTTAGCGACAAGCTCATACGCTCGCATGGCGAGACGGTACAGCGCTTCTAACCAGCGATTCTCACGCCAAGGGTGCGATGAAGGAAGAGCGGATGGACCCTCCGTCATTTTGCTCAAGGTAAGGGCTGTTAGTTGCTCTGCAATCCATTCATCAAAAGTCTTTAAGCGGTAGCCAGCACTTGACACCGGAGCGCTAGCAAAAGACGAGACCATATCAGCTAACTCGATCTGACGCTTTAGTGTGCCTTTACTTCTCAGCATGCGTGCGGTAATGTACTCTTTGTACATACTCTTTAAGTCTGATGCAGGAATCCACGGAGTCATGGCGTGCCACAACTCATGAACAATAACCGAACCAACGGCAGCTTTCGGCTGTTGCAGCATGCGATCATAGATACTGATTACGTTAGTTGCGAACTTGAAAGATCCGCCTACCATTCCATGTGCAGACTTGAACGCAAAGTTAATAGCGTCTAAACCTTCGTTGCCCACTAACGCGATGGCTTCAACCGCAGCGTCTAAAGAGGCTTCCCAATTAGAAGGCACTTTAACCGGCACGTCCCCTTCAATTGCGTCCTTTACGGTCACCTTTAGCCGATCGACAAACGAGCGGGCGCGCACAAGATCCGCATCAGACGGACCTGCAAGCATGTATACAGTATCTTCAAGGGTAGAGTCCGGTTGACCCTCAAGCCATTTGTCCCACCGTTGAGCCGAAGTTAGCTTAGATTTTGAATCAGCCTTGACACCCTCTGTACTTTCAGACTGCTTGCGCACCTCTGCAGTTTTAGCAGGCTTTAGCTTATCTGTCTTTTTTTGTGCTTTGGTTTTCTTCGTCGCCTTGCGCTTCTCGTGAACATCACGCATGCGCTCAATTTGTTTCTGGTCTTTGATGATCCACTTTGTGTTGTAAATCTCAAGCTCTACTTCAGCCAGGGCTTCGACAACATCTTGTTTAGCGTTAAACTTGTCGTTTTGGATCTTCACCAATCGATCAACTTCAACCTTTGCAGCCTCGTATTGACGCACAAAGCGATCGTCAAGGTTCGATGTCAACGTATCCCATAGCTCGTCAACACGCTTCTGATCAACCGCAGCGTTGACACCCTTCGACATCACATCAAATAGCTCCGAGGCAGCGGCCTTGAACGAATCCGTGTCACTGCCGCCCTGTTGACGATACATGTCAACGAGGGGCTTTGTGAACTTATCTGAGAGATGGCGACGTAAGGGCTCCTCGGCGATCTTGTAGTTACCTGTGTCAATGGCCTCAAAGATATCGTCGAGAACCTTCTCTTTCCAGGCAATGTCATTTGTACGGCTAATATCAAGAGTAGAGCCTACCTTCGTTTGCTGCCCCGTAGTCTTGAAGATACGCTTCTGTAGAGACCTATGGTTCCAGTAACGTGTGGACATGAAGTCGTCAATAACTTCGTTACCCTCTACACCGCCAAAGAATGTAGGCTCCCACTTCGCATCAAACAGGATGGATTCAGGTTCAGCTTCGTCTACAACACGAGCCGCAGCCGCAGTGTTACGATCGATCCACGGACCAATAGCGTCACCCAACTTAGGATCTCGACGGAGTGAAGCCTCAAGCTCATTGGCTTTGGCGAAGTCACCTTTCACTGTAGCAACATGAACTGTCTCTACAGTGTTAGCCATTGTTTCGACACGAGCATCGCGACTGACACCGGCAACTTTGGCGATAGTCTTCATCACCTTTGTTCCGCCCTTCACAGCACTCGCAAGACCAGCGAATAGGTCAGGGAAGACTACAGCAAGAGGGAACGCAGCCACGGTACCTAAAATCTCGCCACCGGCCCCACCGGTAGCCGTGCGCCCAGCTTTACCTCCAAGCTCAACCAAGTTGTCACGCCCCGCGACACCTTCGACCTGGGCGCGAATCATAGACTTACGGCCCGGCCCAAATGGAAGCTCACCATTAGCGATGCTGTTGACAGTGTGCGTCACCATGCCTGTGAGCGCGGCTTGAGGAATGTCGGCCATGTTAAGACCGTACTCAAGATTACTCTCACTAACAGCAGTCAAGCGATTGTTGTCGCGACTGTAGCCGAGCACTTCAACGTTGGGCGTCAGAGCTGTTTGCGTCGCACCAGCAACACGAGTCAACCATTCACCATACTCGCCCTTCTCCCACGCATCGTCAGCCAAACGGAACTGTTCAGGTACCGGAAGGTAACTATCGGAGAAGTGGAAAGCATTGAGCCTCACAGGTCCTGCGTTCGAGTTGACTGTACGCCATGCGATTGCAAGATCACGGTGACGCTTCGCTTCCCATTGGTAACGCTTCGTCCACTCTTCACGATCTTCGGGGGTTAGTCCAGCGTCCTCTGTAGCCTCACGCGCAGCTTCGTCAATCTCCGCAATAGTGACCATCTGATTCGTGTTCAGATAGTCAACCCACTCTACCATGCTTTCGTCTTTAAGCGCTCGACGGATCTGCTCCTGAGCAACCATGTACCCAAGCTCGCCCTCCTTGGCCACATTAGCATCGTATTCAGCGTCGTTGCTGAATAACATTGCCTGATCACCAACAATGTCGACTTCACGGTTCTTGTCGATGTCTTCTTCACGTAGCTGCGGCAGGGGCTTCAAACCTCCGGCGCTCTTCACAACATCGATGAACTCATCAGCCTTCGGTCGATCACGCCGTGTAGCCTTTTCCCATGCCTGCTTTGCAGGGTACTGCATCTGAGCAAGACGATCCTCAAACTCTTGGGGATCATACCCAAGTTCCGTTGCAACCTTATCAACCGTCTCGCCCCATGTCATAGGAGGGCGAAGTCGAGCAGGTGCGTCTTTGAACTCAGGGATAGTAGCGCTAACACCAGCTTGCCAGAGCTGCTTCGTAAAGTCCCTTAGTTCTTGCTCGGACAGCGGCGCGGGCGCAGATTCGGCCTCTGAGGGCTTGGGGGGCACAGGGGCGTCAGCCTTCGGAGCCAGGGGCTCGGGAGCAGCAGGAGCCGTAGGCGTGGCGGGAACCTGGGCAGGCGCGGGCGCCGGAGGAGGAGCCGCCCCTCGCTCAATTTCATCGAAGCTCAGAGGCTCGACCGCAGACACCTGCTGTGTGATCTCTTCGGGGGTCAGGACGCGAGGAGGCATGGGCGTTCTCGGGCAAAAGGTGGTACCACCTTAGCCCGAGACTGCACGGTCAGCAAGCGCTTACGTTTTAAGGCTGCTGCTCTTTTGCGTCTTTAAGCAACTTGATTGCACGGCTAAGATACTGCTTCTCATAAGGCGACGCATCTTCCATACGTTTATACAACAGATCCTCACGAGCCTGCAATTTACGTGTACGCGCATTGCGCATGTCGTTTAAGTCACCATCTACTAACGCTTGCTGGTACTCCTCGTTTCGGGCTTTGTCCGCTTTGATTGCTTCGGACAGTAACCCCTGACGCCACCCATACTTCTGACCTTCTTGTTGCAACGTGGTTTGAGGAGCGACAGGGCCTACTTCTTGCCCGAGTGCTTTGAGAGCATTCGCTAGCTTAGCTTTTTGCGTCTTCTCTTCGGGAGTGTTAGCTCTCGCCAAGAGATCGTACTTGTCACGAAAATCCTTAACGGTAGCGTCGTATGAACCTTCACCGTACTTCGAATCGATCTCATGGCGTTTAGCGTTGATACGAGAGAGAGCTTCTTGGTTTTGCGTTGCTTGACGTTGTGCCTCTTCTTGTAGTTTTAGACGCGAGCCAGCAAAAGCTGCTTCTCCTTGAGCCTTGCCCATGGCCTCAGTAAATCCTTCTTGCTTGCGCAAACCTCGAAGGCGCTCTAACTCATCTTTCTTGCCTGCAAGTGCATAGGCTTTGTCTGCGAGGGCTGAGTTGAGCAGGGGTGATTGCGTTGCACCTCTCGCGGTTAAATCGATAGCAGGCACACCGATACCATCGTACTCACGCTGAGACGGAGCGCTTTGGGCAATCAGGTTAGCTTGAGTTTGCTTATACTTAGCTTCTGGCGTTAGGTACGCAGTCCCGCCTGTCCACGGCATCGCTTTATCCGCTGCCTTAGCTACGCTGCGCGCAATGCGTCCAAGCGCTGCGTAGTCAGGGGTTTCAGAAGAAACCTCTACACGCTCGGGCGCGGCTTGGTTAGACGGTGTTGACGTGTCAACACTTTTATCTACAACATTGACAGCTGTAGCCGAGGCAGGTTCCTGCGGGGGCGATGTAGTAGCGGCAGGCGTCGCAGTTTCTTTGGGGGTTGTGGTCTTTGGTGCCTTAGTCTCTTTGGGTTCAGGCGCACCTGTCTGAGCTTGGATGGCCGCCCATTGTTTTGGTGTCATTATTCATCTCCCACAGGCATAGAGGCGCCCGGGTTAGCCTTCTTCGCCTTCTTCTTCTCTTCTTCCTCAAGCGTAGCCGCCTGCCCAAACATTTGGAAGTTAGCAGGGTTAACCTTCTCATACTTGTTAACGCCCGGAGGCTTAGCTGGAGGCTTGCGTTCAAGAGGTTTTGTTCGTAACGCATTGGCTGCAGCGCCGTCATCACCCAAAGGAGATGGGATCTTATTGAGGTGAAATGTCTTCGGCGCTTCCTTCTTCAACACACCCAGGCGACGGCGCTTCTCCTTCGCAAACTCGCTGCGCTCCAACGCACCCTCAGCCATCTCGGGATCCAACTTGTCAAAAGCCTTATCCACCTGACGGTCAGTTTCCACATCAAATTTGTCGAGAGCCTTTTCCTTGTCTTCAAGAACTCGTTGACGTGTAAGAGCGTTAGCGCGAGAAGCACGTTCCTTAGCCCGTTGGTCGATACGGTTACGAACAGCCGCCATGCCTGTCTCACCCATAGGATCGTCAAGTTCCTTGAGCGGAGGAAGCATAGGCGAAGGCTCATCAGGATCGCCTTCCTTAATCGCCGCTTCCTGCTTCCTCAACTTCTCAAGGTCATCGGCGCGTGCCTGCTCACCGATACGACGGTCACGTCGAAGCTGCATAGTCTCAAAGACCGTCGGGTCCTTAGGGTTGGTAACGGTGATTTGATCGTTAGGCACATCCATCTCTGTACCATCGGGTAGACGGATTCGTGTAGAGCCAGCAGGTACTTCCTTGTTCCAGCCTGCGTGGCGTGCGCGCTTGTAGCCGTAGATAGGCATGGAACCAGGAGGTTTAGCTGTAAGCTTAACGCTAAGGGCTGGGCGATCAGCCTTGATGTCACGCTCTGCTTTCGAGTACGAAGGATCATCGGAGGTAACGAGACCAAAGCCCTCATCATCTTGCACTGTACTCGCAGCCACAGCTTCCTGTAGTGTTTCAGGTGCCTTGAACACACCGCCCATGTTAACGAACGGTTGCTTGTCACCTTCGGACACAAAGGCGTCATCCCACTCAAGAGGCATAGGAGTGTTAGAACCCTTCGCTACAAACACCGCCTGCTTTGCGTCAGCGTTGTACAGTAGTGTGCCCGCGTCACTGGTAGACGCACGAATACCCGAGTCACCGCGCACAGACTCTTGGTAATCAAGGTACTCTCCGGCGGAGAGGAATCGCTTCGACCCATTCTCCACGTCTTCGATGTACGCAAACTTAGGTTGAGTTTCACCTTCACCAATGTTATACTTCGCCAACATCTCTGGTGTTGCAGGAACGTCAACCCTCACACGCTCAATAGCCTCTTGCGTATGAGAAGCGCCACCACGCTTGAACAACTGCCCATAACGCTGAGGGTGCTTCATTTGGAAGTTGAACAACAACAGTGCCCGGGAGTCATCCTGGCCGATGACGTAGTTAGTCACTCGACCGTTTTCATCAAATGTAGCGTTACCCAGGTGCTCAAGCCCGTTATCTTCGGCCCACGCACGGAACTGCGGATTCATAATGGCGTTAGCCACCTTGTCCCGCTTGTCGCGTCCTTGGAAAGCGCCTCGATTCAGGTTCTCGCGAACGAAATCCTCTTGCATACGAATCGAGTCAATCTGCTTGAGAACCTGATCCACCTTCAACTGCATCATCGCAGGGTTGGTAGCCTCACTACCAGACACAGCGTAAGCAATCGAGCGTAAACCACCTTGAGCCATTTGTTCCATGCGGTCAATGTCGCTCTGCAGTTCGGCCTGTGCGGGCTGACCCCCCTTCTGCGCCTTGTCGATGAAGGCATCAGCCATTGCATCGGTTTCACCAATCAGCGATCGCAACTCATTACCAACACGCTGTTGCTCGTGGTTAATAGACTTCGCCTGACTAACAATCTCAAGCATCTGTTGAGCATTCGGGTGCCCGGCAAACTGCGATTCCAACTTCTTTTCAACGCTGGGATCAGATAAATCAAAACCCAAGGTACGGCGAAGGGCGTCGTTGACGTAAACAGGTAAACTTTGCCGCTGAGTCTCTGCGAGCACAGGGTCACGATTGATTTCAGTTGTGTAGACGTTAAGTGCGATACTCAACTGATCAGCCACACCCTGCTTATGCGCAGCCGCCATAGCCGCATTGGCTTTATCCCTAGGACCAGAAGGAGCAGCAGAGATAGCTTGCTGATGCTTCAACAGAGCCTTCTTCGCATCAGCGTTCGTCTTCATCGCCGTTTGAGCGAGGTCTGTGTAACTGTTGATGTTCGTCGTAGCCAGCTTCGTCATGTTGTCTTGGTACGACTCGATGAGCTTGGCTCCAGCGTTCAACTCGTTCATCGCGTACTTCAACGCAGCAACATTACCAGAGGTAGTTGCCTTGGTAATGTTCTTCATGGCTGTCATCAACAGCTTCGTTTCGTTATCATCGCGAGGTGTACGGTCCAAGGAATCGGGGGAGAGACCCTGAGAGTACATGTAGCGGTACCAGCGATCACTCATTGCGCGCCCACCTTTGCATCATTGGTGTTAATCATGTCCAAGGTACCGTTCTCATCTTCAACGCCCGGCACACGAGTCTGGTTAGCGCCTGCACCACCTTGGATGCGAGAGTCGTGCCTCATCTGACTATTCGCGGCGATGTCTTGTGCCATTCCACTCTGGTATGAGCCTAACACCGCACCAGCGACAGTGGAGCCAACTTCCGCTCCAGCTTGTGCCGCTTGAGAGGCAGCGACCTGTTGAGCACCACGCGCAGCAGAGAGGCGAGCCAGCGATGCTTGACGCTCCATAGCCGCTTCCTTGCGAGCATTGGTTTCCACAGCAGCGCGAGCTTGAGCAATCGCCTTTTGTTTGTTCTCGGAGATGTTAGTGCGTTGCATGCCTAACAGGCCCGAGCGACCGAAGCCTTGAGCCGCTTCCATGCGTTGGATATCTTGCAGGTCGCTGCGAGCCGCTTGATCAACGTCTTGTCGAGCCCGATTCACAATCATGTTCTTTTGGCGTACTGAAGGACCCCACCCCTGGCGCTCTCCCTTACGGTACTCCTTCTTCGCTGCAGCCAGCTCCGCTTCACGCGCCTTCTTGGCCGCACGGCCCCCGCCGATGAGCCAGCCCGCACCCCGGCCCAGGAGGTTCACACCCCCAGCCGCAGCCCCCGTGAGCAGCGCAGCCCCAATAGTCCCAACCGGCATGAGTCACCTCGTAGACAGATCGAGCCCATTGTAGCCCGATCTGCAGAGGCTGTCACCCGTGTTACTTATGCACCTTCAAGGCCAATGATCGAAACTGCTGAGTGCCCGATAGAGCAACGCTGGTGGAATTCAAACTCACGCTCACTATGGCCCAGCAGACCCTCAAGGCGCCACACGGTTAAGGTGTAATAGGATTCCAACGGTCGAGTGATGTACAAGCGAAAATCGATGCTGTTGATGCCTTGTGAGAATGTGGGCATGGTCGTACCGTTAACACTGATTCCACTGAGCAACATGATGCCGCCCGAGTGTTGTTGGCACCTACCGTTCTCGTACACAGTGAAGCCATGAGAGTTGGCGGAGATGGCGGCTATAGGGTTCTCACTAACATGCACGGTGATGGGTAAGATAATACGCGCCCCGGGAACCTCAACCCCATTTACGAATACGCCGATGTACATCGGACATTCGGTGTCAGAGTTACCAATATCCCAACTAACGAAAGACTCGGGAGGATCCCCTTCTGCCTCACCGCTATCGTCAAACACCTGAACACGAAACTGAGAAACAAACAACGTATATTGAATAACCACAGCACCAAAGGCGTGAGGGGCAAAGAATCGTGCACCTTTCAAAGTGCCCACAAAAAGCTCACCATCAGCCTCCGACATGGTCTCATCGAAGTAGTGATGCGCGGTCTTGTCAATGACACCGCGAGGGTAACAGAACTCTCCAGGCAATACTTGATATCCCTCTAAATCAGCGCTGATGTTCTTTGACCCATCGCTTTTGTATTCTACGTTACCGTTTAGTACACTGTAGATACCCTGCTCACGAGAAGAAGAGTACATGTTGTTGGCGTGACCAGACGCAGACAAAACAGAGTCGTTGGCGTAATCTTCTTGTGGATCGTATTCAGCCATGACTGCCTCTACTTACGGAAGTGAACAGCGTTGAGGATCGCACGCTCGTATTTGATTTCAACGGTCAACGCGCTGTTAGAAGCAACGCCTACGACAATGACGAAGTAGTCAATGTTGTCAGTTGCTTGAGAGTTGCGATAGCTAAGGTACGCGAACAGGGGCACGTCTGGCCACCCATTCACAAGGCCCCCAACGCCCTCACCATCATCTGTGTAGTAAGGGGATGATGTTCGCGAAACCGTGACGATAGACTCAGGAATGACAGTTAAGCTACCGCTTGAGGGCTTGTAAGCAATGCCAACCTGAGCAAAGTGTGTGTACTCGTTAGCCTCAAGCTCTGCCTGAATAATGGACTTCAACTGCAGCCGACCCCACACCTTAATCAACCCATTGGGAGCGTTGTTGCCAGCCGACGTGGTGAAGTCTCCGCTTGTCGGCTTACACTGCATCTGCACGTTAGAGTGATCGCTTACGATATGTAGGTCACCATTTGTTAAAGTTGTTGTTGCGGGCGTTGTATCTGTCTCGTCGTACATCCAGTTGGTGATAGTTCGGACAAACGGAGAGCTACCAGAAACATCCAACTGCGCCTGACCTGCCCCAATGGCCCCCGATGTAGATGGAACCAAAGCGCTACGAACCTGAAAGTGACGTAACGTAGCAGGCTCAATACGAGACGCATCAACAGAGTTTGCCGCAGTTTTCAAGTTATCAAGGCTGCCAGCCTTCAACTTGTTTTGTGACATCACGGCGCCCTCAGACAACACCTCCGTACTAACCCCAGTGACAGAGCGAGAAGGGGTCAACTTGAGGTGCATGGCCATGGCAAGTAGTTGGCGATTGTACACAGCAATACAGTCATCAACAACCAACGCCTGACCACGAGAGCGAGGAATGCGCTTCGCTACAAGTTCAATTGTGTGGGAACCAGACGCAACGAACTTTTGACAAGATAGGTGGATACCGTCTGCCGCTCGACCCGGGCCTTTGATGGTGTTGACGGCGTCAGCAACAATGCCAGGAGCCAATTTCTCTTCGTTACCTGAGCCTTGATAACTAGAAGACGGTTTTAAGCCTGCAGGCGGTCGACGGTAAGCTCGACCGGGACCTGTCGCGAACACAATCTCACCGTCAACACGGATCGCAAACTTAACGCTGGGGTCACGGCTTTGTCGATAGTAAGAGGTGCCACCAAGAACCATTACCTCATCTTGGTTAGCAAACGAGTGACCGCGAGTAGCATCGCCTTTGATGAAGCCTGTCCACACGTATTGCAGCATGGCGTCGAGCTGTAGAATAGCTGTACCAGTGGTAGTCAGCGTTACATCCTCAATCACCGCCCAGTCATAGTCATTGGGGATGATGGTTGCTGCAGCAGGAACGAGAAGCCGCGTTGTAGGAGGGCCGCCGGGGTGACCGCCGGAGAAAACACCAAACCCCACAGGCACGGCTTCGGAACTGCCGGCTGTAGGGAAATACACTGACACCGGTGCGCGTTCGGTCTCAGTAGTTTTCGATGCAACATGAACACCTTGAAGACGACTCAAGCGCTCAGCAGCTTGCGCAAAGTCTTCGGTCAGTAGATCACCGTCAACTGCAGCATTGGCAACAGGCTTACGCCGAGGGAAATCGTAAGGCATCAAACTTCTCCAGCGCCGGGGTAGCGCATCTGCTCATCAGTCTTGACTTCGTAACCAACGTGGATTGACATGATCTCCATGTCAACAGGGTAAGAAGTCTCCAACTCGATTTGGAATCGACGCACATCATCCATGTCAAGTGTTATACGTCTGTACGTAGTACGGCGACGCGGCACTGTGGAAGAGTTACCCACCTGAACGACATCCCACCCGACCACACGGGAGCTGTTGGTTGTAGTAGCTCCCTTGCCGTACACATCATCAAGCCTGAGTACCTGCGAGTCATAGCGGTAGTCATCCTCAAAGTTTGTACGGACACGGATTGTGCAGGCTGCGCCCTGGTACGTTTCGATGAAACCCACCACCATGTGAATCAATCGACCCTTCTGCACCATATCTTCGGAGAACATCATGGGCACAGTGCGAATACGAGACACACGGCTATTTGGCGTGTAGACACTCGTTTCACGGTCAAGCACGTAAACGTCGGATGATGTGTATTCACCTGTACGAGACTGAAAGTCGTCACCCGCAACGAGCTGCAAGGAACGTGGGCCCTCGGTTACCGTGACATCAGCGATGTGAAGGCCCAGGCTTAGCTCTCGCCACCCAGAATCAGCTCGGTAACACAGGATCTTGCGGTTGTAGCTATCACTCAAACGAGCGCATGCGATGCGAAGATCCTTCGACTCTGGGTCGTACCAAACAACAGCTCGACTAAGGGCTGTGCGGTTGATTCCGAACTTAAACAAGCGCTCGATGTCAGACGACAATACAGTGATTGCGGTGCCATCATAGGCGTAAACTGCTGCCTCTCCGACGAACACGAGACCGAGCCCAGGGATGATACCTACGGCGGACGGGCCCACACAACCCGCCCCCTTGGAGATGACACGCGGCGCAGCAATGTCAGTCACGTCAATGAGAGAGCGACGAGTGAAAGCGATGCAGCGGTCATTAAAGGTCGCCAAGGCAGTAACAGTCAAGCTCTCATCATCAGCAATCGCTACGTTGGCTTCGGGGAATGTTCCAGGGAAGCCCGGGGCAGAGCGATACACCTTCTCATGTTCTGCAACCACCAAGCAACCTTGGTGCACCGTCATACAATGAAAGATGGGCACGGGCCGATTGCGTTGTACAGGAGCCCCGAGGTCCCCATCAGCCCAGCCCCCATGAATAACACCATTGACTGCATGGGACTCATACGCCAGACGAGGTGTAGGGTCAGAGTTGCGCATGTCACCTGTCTGGTAGATGAGTACCTTGAGCGCATTCTCTGGCGCTGTACCCGACAGGCGAACACGCGCACCGCGTTGAAGGTCAGACACCGTGGTGCCCAACTGGTTAGACTCGGACACCGATGTACCTGTAGGGTCGCCGCCCCTGTTGTCCAATGCCCGAAGGGGACCGAAAGCAACACGCTCTGATAGCTCAGAAGAAGCGCTGCGGTTACCGAACGGATCCTCGTATACGGCGCACACCTTCCATCGACCACGAAGGGTACCGCTATCCGCACCCGAGAGCTTATCGCCGGGTGTGCCCAAGCCGCCAGGGAAGCAATACCCGAAAGAGCCAGGAGCGTAACGGTTACGCAACGAAGCCGGAGGGTTTGCAGGTCCCTCAAAGTCGGGAGGACTCGGGGTCTCAGTGAAGCCAAGATCCATAGTCATGTAGTTCATGTCGATGAGTTTAGGTCGAACAAACCCATCGCAGTAAATGACGTAGTTGCCGAAGGTAACCATTTGGGGAGGGAACATGGCATCACGGTCATCGCGAACGCCTGCTACAAGATTCTGCCAAGTATCTCCGTTACGACGGTGAGCGTAAAGTCTACCCCCTGCAGCAACGAGTAGCATCTCAGCAGTGCCGCCAAACACCATCGCGTGGTGGATAGCATACATATCACCAAAGTCAGTGGGCGAACCGCTCCAATCACTAAGGTGCTTTGGTTCGTAGAGTGTGGGCCCGGCAACCGATCGCAGCGTACCATCAGCTGTTACTTCCATGTTCAAGATGAGTTGAGCGAGAGCAGACGGAGCGTAACGCGCACTCGTCTGCCCACGGGGTAACAGGATGTTTTGGTGCAACGGTGCCGGGCACATTCATCACCTCTACTCAGACGCGACCAGCCATCGCACGGAAGGCTTGACGTGCACGTTGAAGCTCTACCTTATCAGCACGAGCCTTGGCGCGCTTCGCTTCGATAGCCGACTCTTCCTTTCGGTTGGCATAGATAGACTTCTTGTCATCAGCCGTCAGCGTGTCAACGCCTTCAAGAGACAGCACGTCCTCACGCTTCCAGTAGTCAGTCGCCTTTTCCTCTCCCTCAAGCAGAGGGAAGCGGTGAGGCCAGTTGATCGGTCGGTACTCGTTAGACACCTTCACCCAATCAACCGGGTGCGGTTGAGCGTCAGTCCACTGAGAAGTAGCGTTGGTGATGGTGTGACCTCCGCCGAGATCGACTTCCCATGCAGTATCAGAGACAGTGCGAACACCGCCAGCACCACGGATTTCAGGGCGGCTAATCTTGGTGACAATGGCCTCATGCTCCTTAAAAGAAGCATTCCACTTCACACGGGAACCAAAAGCCGGTGGGTTTTCCATGAAGAACGGTTTCATGCGATAGTTACCTTCGAGCGGGGTTGGTAGGGGTGACTGCGGCGAATCGAGCCAGGAACGATCTCCCCCGCTGTGGAGCCTTCGTTGGCCGCCAGATTAGCCGCTGCCTCATAGTAACGGGTTTCGGAGTTGTTGGCAGCGCTCTCGTCACCATCAATCCGTTGAATTTGTGACATGACCTTGTAGAACAGGGCGTTGAGCCCCGGGCGCTTGAGCTTGACGTAGTGGTAGTCATGCGTCATCTCGTGGGGCACACGGCGCACACGGCACCGTAGGGAGGTGTCAGCATCAGGCATACCATGGTAACCATAACCGTAGTAGCCGACAGAGGGCACAAGCGGCACCTCAAAGTCAGGCACGACACTGCCATCCCATTCATACGCGCCGTAACGAGGCACACCACTAACAGTAACAGAAGCAGTAGGCTCAACCTCGGTCAACAGGTAGAAGCGTTCGTTAGTGGGGATGTTTTTGTACTTGCCTCCATCCTCCTTCAACGCTACGACTCGAATCCACCACGCAATGCGCATGCCGCTACGGCCCCGGAATGTGGTACCGCCGAGTGTCAAGTTATCGTCAAAACCAAGAGCCGCATCGACGTTGTAAGCCTCGAACACCACCGATGGAGTAGCGATTACGCTCGGGTCAAAGGTGGCAATGGGCGAAGGAGCCGATTCCCACAAGGGCTCTTGGATACCACGGGGACGAACAGCTTCCACCATGTCAGTACGCTTACCCCATCGAATAGTGTAGCAGGCTTCAATCTGAACCTGCGGAAACTCAATAGGTGACGCCCAACCAGATTCACCCGCGTGAATGAGCGGTGTAGCGATGGGGTCTGGCAACGCAAACTTGTTCTCACGCCAAATGACACGCAGGTCAGATGTAGACGAACCGATGTTATTGCGGTAGGTGAGATACTTTGCAGCGGTAGAAGCTTGCACCTCTTCGATAGGAGCCTCACGTCCCTCACGAGTCTCGTAAGGGTAGGGCTTAACTTCACGCGTATCGCCAGGGAACCACAAATGCTTTTGGTAAATGATGACGTTGGTGACGACAGAGATTGCGTCGAAGGGGCACGGGTCCACAATCGACACGTAGTAAGCGTAAGTCAAAGGAACAGAGCCTACGATTGCTTCACGCCACCATTCACGGGATTGGATGTCAAACGATTGACCGTCAGCAGTGTTTACACGAAGCCAATAGCGACCATCCCACGTACCGAGGATGTTAGGCACCCAATCAGTAAGAGTGCCATCGGCAGCAGTACGGAACTCAAGAACACGATCATTAATGATCGCGGGAGGCGAGTGGGACGACGGAATCTTTACACCGACACCAAGGTCGCCAAGGTCAATCACTTTTAGAAGATCAACCTCTTCTTCCTCATGGTCGAACGCATCGGGTGCCGCATCGTGCAAATCACCCAACGCCATGTTGATTTCGTCGTTGAACATCGTAATGGTGCTCGACGAATCCAGCGTGTAACCAAGGCGCTTGGCGATCATCTGGCGGATACGAGTCAACGTTTGTAGCGGTGCAGCCATCGCCACCTCCGAGAGCCAGTGTAGCACGATCCAAAAGGAAACGCCCGCCCCATCGAGGTGATGAGACGGGCGTAGGGTGGCCGAACGGGGGAAGGAGAGTGATCGGCGCGAGGTTGAGCGGGCTCGGTCTCCGGGCACGACTCGAAGGGGCACCCAGAGCATAACGCCCTGGGCACCCGGCGTCAACTACCCGAGGCGAATACGGCCGGTGTTGGTGGCCGTAATGGCCGCCATGCCGGTACCAACGGGACCACCCGCAGCCTTCTCCCACCGAGCAATGATGACATCGCCAGTGGTAGCCGTGCCGCCCGTGTTATCCACCACATCATCGTCGATACTCACAACCTCAGACGTACGGTCAGTGATCAGACCCGAAGTACCGTCCTGCTCAACAAAGCTGATGAGACGATCCTCAGCCTTGATGCCGGTGATGGCGTGGGCACCAGCAGCGCCGCCAGCACGCTGAAAACGACCTTCACGGGCCACAGCGGTGATGAAGCCGCCAGCAGTACCGCCCATAGCAATCGGCAGGTCAGCGGTAATACCACCGGTACCAGCTAGAGCAAGGCACTCACCCCGAACAACAACCCAACCGACGTAACCGACACCGATAGCGGCAACGGTCACACCCTGGAATCGCTCATGCGGAGAGTCAGTGGACGAAAGCTCGACGTGGGACGAAACAGTCTCTCCATCCTCAGTCACAACAGAGCGAGCTGCAGCGATAGAGGAAGCAGAGGTGTTCTTGACGAGCTTGACCTTCTGCGGGCCGTAGGTAGGATCGTCGTATTCGTGAATACGTCCGAGGTAGTTGTCGATGGAAGGGAGAGAAGTCGAAAGGACAGTCTCACCCATAGGAATCGGAAGTGTAGTTTCAACAGCCACAGTAACCTCCTCTTAGGCGTCGATGTTAGCGGTAACACCATGGCCCTTGAGGTTCTCAACGAACCAGTTGCCATGGAGGAAGAGCTTGCAAACGTAGATACGCTGCTGGCCAGGATCCTCAACGAAGTCATCCTGCAGACCCTTAATCATAGCGGCCTTGTCGGAACCACCCTTGAGCAAGGAGAAGAAGAAGATGCTTCGAGTGTTGAGGTGCAGCGCAACACCGCCCTGCGCAGACGAAGTAGTGTACTGCGACGGGTCGATGTACGGGGAGCTAAAGGCACGCACACCGGGGCCGAGCTGCGTCACGTAGGTCATAGCCTCCATGTCTCGGCCGTTGTCCTTCGTGTTCACAATCTGAAGGTTGGAGACAATGCTCGCCTGCAGGTTCACGAAAGCGGCGCTGGACATAGCGACGAGATCAGCGCCGTTGCCTCCAGTGATATCGTGGACTCGCGTAAGACGCTGAGTCTCAATCATCGAGGCGAAACCATCAGTCGACCAGTCGGTAGCCACTTGGTACTGGTTGTAGTGCTCGTTCGCCGTGTTCTTGGCGAGATTCATCACAAGCTGACCAGCACTCGTCTGGTTAGCAGGAGTGTCGTAGTCGAGCAGTCCGTGGATGTTACCGGTCTTAGTCCCAGTAGAATGGTCACCATCGAGGGTAAGCATGTTCTTGAGCTGACCGGCCGCAAACACACGAGCCTGCGTCTGACCGCCGATGAAGTGGCCCATGATGTCCTGAACCCAACCACGCCCAGCCACACCCTTACGCTTCTTCACGAGGTCATAAACCTCAGCGTTCTGGGTACCGATCTTGTCCATCTCCACCTGGGTGAGAACAATGTCGGAAGCGAGAGCAACGGGAGAGACCTTGACCAGCTCGGTCACGTTGTACGAAGACCGAGGCACAGTGGTGAGACCGGTATCATCGATCTCAACACCCTGAGTACCGGCACGAGGGAAGAGCGCCTGCTCAAACTCGTAGCCGCCACTCTTGCGCTTCACGTTACCCTGGGTAACCAGCTTCTCAAGGATGGGGTCGTTCTGGGTGAAGTTGATGTAGTCGTTCTTGAACCACTCACGGTTCGCCATGTTGATTACGTCGAGATGCCCACTCATTTTGGGCCTCCGGGGAATAGGGGAGAAACAGGGGTCTGTGTCTCGCGCCTACCCGGACTGACGATGGACCCCTCTCTGGGGCTACCCATGGCGCCGGAACGCTCGCAGTGATAAGGTAGCAGGTACACGAAGGAGCGGCAAGCAGAAAGTTGGCTGCACCTCAGATGCTACCCAGGTGTCCACATGACCGTCACAGCCCCCAACGTAGAGATCAACTTGCCGCTGGGCATGAAGTTGTTTCGGCCCCCGGGAGCCCACGAACGCTATGACGACATGATGGCACAGTTCTTCGCTACGCCTTATGCGTTTTGTTATGTGTGCCCCATCGTCACAATCAACGATGTCGTTGAGATGATGCAACCCACGGATAATCAGAAACTGGTGGCAACGAAGGCGCAAGACAGTAGGTTTATTTGGGTTAACAAGTATCGTCAGGCGTTCATCACTACACTCATGGACATGATGCTTTTGCGTGATTGTATGTACGGGGAAGGCATTCAGGGCGCGTTCGTTGCACAGAAAGAAGACACCCACAAAGAGCACATGCGGCGCATTTCCTTCACGTACAACAAGATGAAAGAGGATCCCATCCTATCAAAGTTCATCGTGCCGTTGAAGAAGAATACAAGCGCAACGATTTCAGGTATTGAGTTCATTCACGGTGGTGGTATTTGGCCTATCACTGCGGGCTCTGACAGCCCGGGTGTCGGTCGCTCCTTCTCTCGTGTTGTGGAGACAGAGAGTTGCGAGATGCCCGCCGAAGACTTCCATAGGCTGAACACAAAGTTCTACCCTACGATCACCAAGCGACCCTTCGGTCGTATTTGGCGAGAGAGCACTCCGGGTAAAGCAGAAACACCCCAACACCGTGCTTGGCTAAAGGCACTCAAGGGTAACAGTCGATTTGAGCCTGTGTTTTTGAAGTGGTGGGAAGATAGCGTCAACACGGTACCCTTGAGTGACAAGTTCTCGCCAATCACAGAAGAAGAGAAGGAATACGCTCGACGCCTTAAAGGCATCACAAAGGGGCACGTTTACTTTCGCCGCTTTGAGATTAGCGACTTCTGTGACGGTGACGAGAATCTGTTTGAGGTCAAGTACCCGAGCGGCCCTCTCAAGGGTTGGACACGCAGCACAGGCACAGTGTTCGATCAACACCGTCTACAGAAAATGTACGACACGTCAATCAGCGATGACACGGGACGAAACATCAATCATTACTGCCTCGTTGCCAAGAAGCCCAACCCTTATCATCGTTACGTTCTGGTAATCGACCCGACGGACTTCGGGGCCACGGGCGATAATGCGGCTATGATCATGTTTGACCGCTGTGACTGGGAAGAGGTAGCTAAGTGGGAAGGACGGGAAGACCCTACGAAAAGCTACCCCCGTGCAAAGGAAATGTGCAAATACTACAACAACGCCACAATGGTCATCGAGAGCAACTGCTCTGCCTTCATTGCCTTAGCTACAAGGGATGACGAACCTGACGCTCCACCAATCTACTACGAAAAGAAAGACAAGCCCGGTTGGCGAGCTACATCAAAGTCTATTCAGGAAGGTGAGGCCGCGGTTAATGAGCTACTCAAGGAAGAGGTGTTCACATTGAACTTCGCCTCTACCATTGAGCAGATGCTACACTTCGATGGTAACAAGCGTGACCGACGAGTACGCAATACCCGTGGCGAAAAAAGTCACTTCGATTCGGCGCGCTGCGCTGTCATCGCCGCTCACTGGCTGTACAATGGGGGCTACTGCGCCCCCATCTCGGAGGAAGAGCTGCGGAAGCTACGCGAGGCACAAGCCGAGAGAGACGAGGCTATCGCCCGTGAGCGATTCATCGCTGCGCTCAAGCGCAACGGACGTTACGAGGATCCCAACGCCGACAGCGTGTGGGCACCTGGGGCAGCTCGGAGGATGATGTGAAGCCAAAGCAACTTAGAGCCCTCGTTCGGCGACACAAAGAACGATACAGGCAGGAAGAGAAGGATCTATTCGAGCTGAACACTCGATTCTACAATGGTGCCTTCTACGAGAACTCGCAACAGCGTTTCAGTCTGATGCGCCATGGCTCCACGGGTACGCCTCTTGCTGCTGTCAACCTAATCTTCGCTCTTACGGAATCCGTTTGCTCGTCTATGCTCGGGCGAGACATCAGTGTTGTAGCGAAGGGAGCAGACGAAAAATCTGAGCAGTTTGAGTTCATCGTTACGCGAATGCTTGCGAATGAGTTCGCACGCAACAAGTTCCGTATGACAGCACAGGTGTCGCTAACTGACGCTGTGTTGAATCGACGTGGTTGCTTCAAGGTCATCCCGGATAAAGCCAACCAAGGAGCAAGGATTCTTGAGGTGCATCCACGGTACCTCGGTTACTCTCCAGATGCACGGGTGTTAGACGATTCGTCGTACTTCATCCAATGCGTACCTCTGCCGTGGCGTCAGTTCAAAGCCAACATTGACAGCGGAGCCTACCTGTCACCGAAGAAGGGAGCCAAGCCCGAAGGCTTACCTCAATGGGCAGCAACAGATGAAGAGCAGCGACATCGTGATATCTTCGGTTACGCTACCATGTGGGAAATTTACGACACATGGGAAGGCAAAGTTTATCACTACCATGAGTGTAGTGAGCAGGTGTTGTACGAAGGTCAACCGAGTAACCACCCTTTTGGTATGTTCAGCCTCAACACGAACCAGCGGAACCTCGATGGTTTGAGTGAAGTGGAGTTGATCCTTGAGCAACAGGTTGCGTTGAATGACTTCCGTTCGACTGTGAATCAACTTGCCTACACGCTCATCCCTCGGATGATGTACGATGCAGGCATGATTGACGAAGACCAGTTGACGAGGGTTTTACACGGCTCCGTTGGCGGCTTTGTTCCCGTGAAGCGAAAAGGCAATGCTGTACAGAAGCAGGCGGATTTAAGCCAAATCTTCCGTGAGGTACCACGGCCGCAGATTCATGGTGACATGATCAACGCCATGAACACAGCGATGTCGGATGCACAGTTTGTAAGCTCACTCATGCCACAGAACCGTGGCCAAGCGGTTAACATTCGTACAGCTAAGGAAGCCAGTTTGATTGAGGCTCAGGAGAGAAATCGTATCAGCGGGCGCATGGCTAACATGGAAATCAACGGCATCGTCCCTGTGGCAGAACGGGTACTGTACTACATTAAGAAGTACAGGCAGGGACCGCACACAGTCAAGATGGGTAAGCAGGACTGGCAGCAACTCAGCGGAAATGACCTGTTGTCGTTCAAGGGCTCGTATCAGTTAACGGCTCAGTCGCCAGTCAAGACAAACCCAGCCATCATCGCAGAAAACTTAGGTCAACTGCAAAACATGCTCGTGCAAAACCCAGACATCAACATGCGTGAGGTCATCGCCCTTATTTTCGAGGGCATGGGGATTCCGAAGGAGCGAGTGTTGCTTTCTCCCGAGGAAACGGCTAAGATCCAAGAGCAGATGGCCGCACAACAAGCCGCACAACAAGGCGGCGTGAACCCCGACGCCATGGTGGCTGCGAGCGAGCAGGCCGCACAAGAAGATCCCTCCGGGGGTCTCGCGACCGCAGAGCAAACGGCTGCTGCAGCCCAGGAGATGATGGGATGAGCAGGATCAACTTCTACCACCGAAACTGCGACGATTGCGGTTACTACGACAGCGAAGCTTTGTACGAGGACGAGAAGAATGACCCGTGCCCATCTTGTGGTGGAAAGCTGTCGCTCAAGTCTGACGTTTCGCACCTAGCAGGCTTCAAGATTTTCCCTGAGATGAACCTTGGGGGTGTCACGCTCCGCTCTAAGGCAGAGAAGGACGCTTACTTCGCTCAAGCAAGAAAGGTCGACCCAGGCGCAGAACTCAACGTTACGCATGTAACAGAGCGTCAACAGCAACAGCGTCTCGATGAACAGCGCCACAAGGTCATTAAGGACTTCAAGGCCAAGGGTCTCGACGCTAAAGCAAAGCAGTTTGAGCAAACATCCTTGAAGCTAGATAAGAAACGCAAGCAAGCGAAGGGGTTAGCATGACGATCATGACACCGAAGCTACAAGAGCTAATGGATGCCGTTCCTGACGACCCATCGCAAGTCATTCCGAATAAACACCTTCGGCCCATTTGGGTCGAGTTAGAGCGGGTTGCGGCTCGCGCAGATCAACCAACCGACAAGGATAGTAACATGGAAGAGAAGGATGAAGTCGCACCCGTTGAAGGTGGTGACATGGAAGCCGAAGAGAAGCCGGAAGGCATGGAAGAGGGGAAGCCGGAAGGTGGAAGCTCGAAGGCCAGCGATGAACAGAAGGCGAAGCTCGCAGAGCTTACCCAACTTGACATCGGCATGATCGATGAGTTCATCGAGAAGGCGCTGGTAGCCATGAAGGACATGGGACAGGAGCCCTCCATTGACGCCCTCATTGTCCTTCTGGAGAGTGATCCCCAGATGGCCGCCAACATGGGCCCTGCGATGGGAATGCGCTCCGATGGCGGCGGAACCGTGTTCTAAGGCGCATTCCGTGTTACACTGACTGCAAGGGGCCCACACGGGCCCCTCGCTTTTGAACCACGCAGGAGAGTCCCTGATGAGCACGCAGCAAGCCCAAGAGACGCCCATCGAGGGCGGCAACGACACCAGCCAGGACACAGGTGCCTCGGGCGCCGGGGTAGACGGCTCGGGTGTTGACACGTCAACAGATAGCGGAGCAGAGGGCGGCGAGGCTATCGAGCCCGCAGAGGGAACCATCGACTGGAACGGTGAGGTCGAGTCGCTGCAGAGCGCAGACTGGTTCAAGTCCGATGCAATCCCAGAGGAAGTACGTGGAGCTATTCTCAAAGGCATCCAAGAGAAAATCAGCAACTATAACCGTCGCACCACAGATGCCTGGACGAAGGCCGCTGAGGAGCGGAAGAAGTTTGAACAGGAGCAAGAGAAGTATCAAGGTGAGTGGGCGAATAAGCTACAGGACCTTGAGGATCGACGGAACGCATTCCTGCAGGCAGTAGAGAACGAAGGTCAACATGAGGCGTTGACGGCCGAGTTCAAGAAGATTCAAGCCGAACTACAAGCAAAGAACGAGCGTACATCTGAGCTTGAGACAAAGCTCGAAGCAGCCAACAAACGCTACTCCATCATGGAAGATGAGATTCGTGGGGGTGTCAATGACCTCATTGAGCGCTTGAAGAAGGAGAAGATGGAAGTTACACAGCAGCTCGCTGAACGTAACGAAGTCCTGCAGCAAATCGAGCAACAGCGACTTGAGGCTGAGCACCAGAAGAACTACGAGTACGCAGTTAATCAGGTGCAGAAGTGGCTACCGCACGCAGACAAGATCCAAGAAGCCGACATGGACACATTGATTTACGAGGGTAACCAGTTCATGGAACTGTACTACCGTCGTAATGGAGTCGACCCTGATCGCTTCGACCCGAGCAACCCAGAGCACATGAAGGTCAACAAGGGTGCATTGGAGTTCACCGAGCAGCGCCTCAAGCGACTGTACCCGGAACCTGAGAACCCCAACCCTGCTCCCACTGGAGCGCCCGCTGCAGATGAGTTGGCGAACGGCGGAAAGGGTAGTGTATCGGTAGAGCAAACGGAAACCAAAGCCGATGCGGTGCGGGCAGGACGAAACCCATACGAGCGGCACATCAAATCCAGTGTCTTCGGATAGTAGCTGGTTGAGACTGTTCCCCGAAGAGTGACATCGCCGCACAAGAGAAAGGCCCCCGATCGACTCGGGGGCCTTCGTCGTTAGAGGGTGTTGACGCTCACTCAGCCATTGGCCATCTCTTCTGCATCACGTTGCGCCACGGCTTGGCGAGCCTCACGGAGCTGAGCGCGTTTACGGTTACGTTGTTGTTGAACGAACGATGCTACATGAACGCCATTGACAGTAAGACTCTGCATGACAGCTCGGTTCTCGGCGTCGAATACAATATGCAGCTCAAGAGGCACATCACCTTCATCGTCCACAGGAAGGACAACCACGGGACCAAGGCGCTCCAAGGGCAAGGTAGTGTTTTCTTTGCAGACAAACACCAACACCTCCATAGGCCACCCATCAAACTGCATTCGATCACGGTGCCGAGCGATAGCAGTTTGACGTCCGTGTAGTTGAATACGACTGAACGGAACCGCACAAGCAACAGCACCGTGTAGCTTGTAATGATTCATGGTCGACACAAGCTTGTTGTCACGGTCGATGGGGTGAGGCACCCAACGCTCAGAGGCAGGCCGCAAAGAAGGGATGCGTTGAATGACCGCTGACAGAGACAGAGCCGAAGACGCGGAGGGGGAGGGGTCAGGTGTTGACGCGTCAAGAGCCTCAGCCTGCAGGGCCGCCAACGCCCCCTTGAGCCGCGCCAGCTCCGCCGACACCTCAGCCATCACCGAAGGCACCTCGGACGCAACAGGGGAGAGAGACGGCGAAGCATCATCCCCTCGGGGCGCATCAACCAGCGGCGCGATCTCCTCACCAAGTAGCTCGGGACCAATGGTGTTACCCTGGACTACATCAGCAGGGATTTCGTCAGGGTCATCACCATCGTCGTCTAAATCGAAGATAACTACGGCCGACGGGGTGGAATCAGGCAGTGGATCCGTTGCGTCAAACTTAGTCGATAGCCCCCGCGACGCGGAAGCATTAGGATCCACAAGCGACGCGGGATCGATCTCTGTGTCAAGCCACGAACGAGTCGAGTTACTTAGCCCTGGAAAGACTTCCTCGAAACCGTCAGGGGGCTGAAAGGCATCAGGTAGCAGGAGATGAAGGAGAGTAGATTGAATCCACCCATCCTCCTCTGTGTACACACCCGTAGACGCAAGCCGTTCACGGATAAGTTGTCGTACAGTAGGCATGTTTAGCTCCTTTGCTCACCATCACCACGGATTGTACCTGTGGCTTTACGTTGTTGTAGTTTGGCTGCGTTAGATGCGAGCAGATCACTCACCTCAAGACCATGAGACTTCGCCAATCTACCCAAACAATCATAAGCCAACTGGCTCCATCGGTTCATCTCCACCGGAGTTAGGGTTCCTGTGTCGTGTAAGTGGATAAAAAGGCGATGTGACAGTGCATCGAGTTGCATTAGCGGGTCATTGGTGATGGCCCACGGGTGACAACCTCTCTCAGAGCACGGATTCACGGCAGCGCCGCTCAAACACAGGGGCACGGTGGCGAAATTGCGGTGAAGTTCGCTTAGATACCAGTAGCAATCAGCGATTTCGCTGGCCACCTTCTCTGACGCCCCCGAGTCGCCGCGAATAACCTTCTTCAAGCGCCCAAAAACCTCACCAACCTCGGACTTAAAGCCGAAGACAAGGTACTTAGCCGCATTTTCGTTAGGGTAAACGGCCGTAGACGCCGTTTGCTGGGAGTATTCAATCCAATCCATAGTAATCAGAGTCCAAAAAGTTAGCGTCGAAGACGTGGTTAATGACAGAAGACAAGGAATCGCGGATTAAGGGAGATGAAACGGCACCACGTAAGGATACAAGTAAGTCAACGTGGGCTTTTCGCAAAGGGCTCACGTCGATATCGAGCAATGTAGCCTCACGAGTCACCAAAACCTGATGCTGAACGGCGGTAAAAGTCCCCATTGCCTGGAAACTTGCAACCAATTCGACGTATCGCCAGAATAAACTCACCGCATTCATGCGTCACCAAGGGCGCGAGCCTCTGCCTGAACAAACATGTCCCACACCACCTGACATGAACACGATGCCATGTGAGTAGAATAGGAGTGTAGGAGCGCAGGACACATCGCCGGAGGCATGTGGTTGAACGTCATGCACCAATCAAGGGTAGCTTGACTCAACTTTCCATACACACGATACTCCCACTCCATCTGCAACAAGCGTGTAATGAAGTTTAGCGCCGCGTTATGAGGGTCAAGCACATTATTGAGGTCAACGGGCTCCATCATTCAACGTCCTCAAGCGGAAGCGATAGTTGCGTTCCCGTAATAGGACGCTTACCCGCCTTCATCGCGCCTCCGCATTGAAGCCACATGTCACGAAATGTCTCAGGGTCACCATTGGGATCAATGGCAGCGGCATTGATCATTGCGGCCAGGGCAGGATGAGCGATTGTACGCATCCAAATAAGCAGGCGCATACCTTCACGGATAGCGGCTGAGCGGTTGGTGTTGCCCAGGCTCTCATCAAACTCTTCGATAAGGTGCCCGGGGACGGCAATAGAGAAGCGGTGGGTCTCGGCCATGTAGTAGCTCCTTGCGATCACAGTGTCGCAGGCATGAGGTTTCATCGTACACGAGCCCACCGTAACCCGCTGGGCGTCCACCGCACAGACATTCAGCGCAAAAAATCACTCGCTTGCACACTCGCCGCCCCCGAGTTACCTGTGTGAAGGTCGGCGCACAAGGCGCTACGACCAGTGAGGGACCACAGGTCCCTTGACACGTCAAGACTTTAGGGAGCAAACCATGCCCATCGTAACCAGTGACGAACATCTGCACATCTTGACGACACTGAAAGGTGCACTCAACGGTAGCGCACGAAAAGACTTCCCTGCAGAGGTGTACGATTGCACCTCCGATGACAGCCCTTTCGTTGCGATCGATTGGGTCCATGCAGCTACACGTCAACGACTGCTTCTGTGGCTACTCGATACATGCAACGAAGTGACGTGGATCAAGAAGGCGGCGCATACAGGCTACCCCATGATCACATGTGCGTTGCTTCAAGACGAGTTCACGATCGACATGGCTTCCCTTTGTTTAGACTACGGACCTACAACGGGAGAAGAAGACCAAGCAATCGTGTTGACACAAGCTGTGTTAAGGGCCATTGACGCAATGAAGACAAAGGGTGAGGAAGAAGCACCTCCATCGAAGCTACAAGAGATCATGCAACTGCTAACAGACTATGAAGGCGAACGCCTCAAGTACGCAACCCTAGTGACAGACACCAGCGTCAACGTGTACAACTACGAACAGAGAAACATCACAACGATTCTACGGGACAATAAGGAGTAGAGAATGTCGACAGGCATCAACTACAACCTCGACACGGGACTTTACGAAGTACGCTGCAAGGATCCACTCCCTGTAGAGCAGGGCTACTTGTTTTGTTACCACGCAGCCAAGAATCGAGACATGGCGGAACGGATCGCACGTGAGCACGATGGTGTAGTGCGAGCAGCCATCGACTATGAGGCATGCCAGCGAGTACACAAGTTCTGGTCCCTGTTAAGCGGAAAGACTCAACAACCTATACTTACAATGGACGTAATGCGAGCAGTCGTGCGAGCAACGTTCAAGGGTCTATGGAGGCAATTGCGTGTGGCTGTAGTCAAAGCGTTAGCACGCAGTCTGCCTTTACGCGAACAAGATTACAACGCCAACACAATGGCGATCATCTACCTGATTGCAGAGGATGTCAAGAGTCACACGGAGCCCATGACACCAGAGGATAGGGAGGTACAATCGCTCATCATCCAGGCGTGTAAGCAAAACGCACGCCTTCGCTACTACTTCGCGGCAGAGTTGAGCATTAACGCAAACCGTAGCGATCGCATGGCACCGAACAACATCTGTTACAACATCGCCATGGCGCTGTGGGGTGTAAAGGCAGAAGGTAAATCGCGTAAGGCATGTATGTACTACGACAACGAAGAGTACATCAACATGTATCAACACATCAACCAGGATGACGCCCTCGAAGCTACATGGCTGCAGTGGCGAGATGGGACCACAGCCTCTTGACACGTCAAGAGTAGAAGGAGTAAAAGATGACGAAGGATCCACAAGCATGGTGCTGCACAAACTGCGGCCACCATTTGGGCGTAGGCATGGAAAATGTGTGCACAATTTGCAAGGTGTGCACGCAACGCATGTATTGGCAACCATCAGGTTGCTGGGGAATGAAGAAACCACGGGAGGAAGAAGGCATGAGTGACAACGAAGCGACGAAGGACTACATCAAACAAGCGCTAAAGGAGCAGTTGGCCAGGGAGGTAGAGCGGTGTAACCATATCTGCGAGAAAAGCGTAGAAGCGGAAGTAGCGAGGTACAAAGCAGCCGCTAAAGCTGCGGGTGTAGACGGTGAGCACAACAACACGACGATTAACGTCGTGGTCACAATCGACTGGTATTAGGAGTAAACACAACCATGGCTGAAGGCACGAAGCAACAACTCATAGAAAAGTACAACGAGGCAGTTAACGAACACATCAAACGGATGAAGCATAAGCACCTCAGAGAACTATACAAGTTTGAAGCGATCATCTCCGTAGGCAGCGGTGGTAAGTTCCATGCGGTACCAGCGGAATTAGCGATCGCACGGCGCGACAACGTTGACTTCTTGAACACACCTGAACCCAGCCTAAAGAAGCTGCGTTATTGGGGTAAGAGGTTGAAGGAATTTGAGGGGTAGGAGGAGGCAAATCGACTCGGGGGCGACATGAGCGACACCTCGGGGGCGACACCCATCAGCAAAGTGTTGACACGTCAAGAGCACGGGGTGACAGCCCGCGACCACGCCCCCGAGTCTACGGGGGCGAAGGGATAACAACACGAGGAAGTGAAGAACAGTAGCACGGAGTAACATTGAGTAACAATCACACAGCATCACACCGTGATAATTCCAAATTGAAAAATCAAATTTTTTTATTATCATTGATCAACATAAATAAAACAAGGTTTGCAGCATACGTATAACATAATAGTCAGGTAAATAGGAAAAAGTAGGCGTATTACGAGAGACACATCGCTTAAATCCCGCGCGCCGCCCTGGGGGGACGGCCTCGGGGGCCTTGAAAAAAATCGTTCCGCACCTCCCTTCGTGTCGATCGGTCATATACGTATACGGGCATGGGGGGTTCCACTATTCGTGGGGGCACTTAGACTTTCCCCTCGCAAGGGGACGGCGTTAGTGTCAACCGAACACTATACTTATTGTCATCGTGACACTATGTACCGCACTGGTAGCTGGCACGAAAAAGCCTCGCAGTGGAAGGCGAGGCTATAGGCTTCTGGGTATGGCGACCGGTCGACTATGCGGCCGCGTTCCACCAATGGGGAGCGCCGAACCGCAGTGCGAGGAAGGTGCGATCGATTTCGTACTTGACGAGCTGCACTGCGAAATGTGCGGCCATGAAGGAAACGTGATCTTCGGAACCATGGCCCAAAGCGGTCTGCACCGACTTCACGCAAAAGGGCTGGCCGCTTTCGATCATGCTCTCGACGATCTTGCACGCCTTTTCTTTGCGGAGTTCAACCGTAAACAGGCGATGGTGACGCATAGCGGTGCGACCCGAATGGACGACAGGGTAGGCTGTGAACATTGATCGATCTCCATTGTGAGACACAGACAGTGTAATCGATCCATCGCTACGCGGCAAGGGATCGATCATCAAGCGATCTTAGAAGATGTCGATCGCTTCGCCATTGTCGATCGCTTCGTTGATCGCGTCGCTGAAGTCGGTGATGTCCCAACCCGTAGTATCAGTCTCACACCAGTAACCACGGGTCATCGGAACTGCTACACCGATGTCATCAAAGCACAACCACGGACCGTTGCGGGCCATACGGATATCACCGTCCATCATAGCCGAGAGATCGGCCAGCATCTTTGACGAGATGACAGGGTTGTGACGGTCGGCAGAGTGCGGCATGGGCATGGTTTGAATCTCCGTTGGGGGCACAGACAGTGTAATCGATCACCCGAGGAATGCAAGGGGCAAGATCCACGCGATCGCAACGACACCGATAGAAGCGCCGATGGCATTGTGGCGACGGTGCATAGCGTCGATCGTTGACTCGATACCCGCCCACCACAACGGATCGCGAGTGTCTACGATGACTCGCTGGTCGACAGTGATCGACGCGCCACCGGTCGAGAGGTTGAGAGCGAGTCGACGGGTAGCGATACCCCCGCGTGCACGGGGCACGATCCGCAGCTCGACACGGTAGCTGGAGACCAGCGCCGCTACACGAGAGGCATAGTGTCGGATCGACACGATCGCCCGGTACCGCGCCCCCTCAGTAGAATCGATCGCGTGGGTCATAGCAGCGAGAGTGAGAAGTGCGACGATAGCGAGAGGATACATTATGATCTCCATTGTGACGCCGATTGTCTATCAGTGATCACTGACAGGTGCCAGTGATCAAAGATGGACGATCGGAATCAATCACCGTTGACGTATTCCGTGATCGCGTCGCACTCTGCAATGGCCCGATCAAGCGCTTCGGAAAGGATGCCATCGTCAATCTCGGGGCACTTGCGGGCCAGCTCGATAGCAGTACCGATCGCTGAAAACCGGTGCCAGTGCTCCTTGCACTCTTCTGTAGTGCGCAAGTATTCAGCGACGCGCACAACGGCAGCATCCCACGCAAGGGGCGTATGTGAGAGGCCAGAAGGCAAAGAATAAAGAGTAGACATGGCGGGATCTCCTTTGATTGAGACACGACACTGCTACCGCAGCGATCACGGCATGTCCACAAAAGAATCATGTCCATTATATACGCGAAAGGCGACCGCCTATTGCAAGTATTGGGCCAATTGGACATTGGCACGGGGAATGCATTAGTGGGAGTGCTTATGGTCCCGTCTCCAGGCGCCGATAGCATAGTGACTATCGACCTTTTCGTCTTTGTTATTGTTATACCTTACGACCCTTTACTTATGTTTTATGTGTCTACCTCTACCCTCTTTTCACCTACGCACTGCTACCATGGGGGTTTATGCGGAGTGTATTGTATGGATCATTACTACATGAATGCCCCGATGACTCGGGGGCGATCGAGTGAGCATTTTTACTTACCAGGGGGGCGCCCCGTCGACTCGCTGGGGCGATCCCGCGGTGATCGTGTTGACTATGATCCCCTTGACGCCTGTATTTCCGATGTCGTCCGAAGATTCTTTTAAAACAACCCTTGCCATTGGGGACCCGTAGACATAAGCTCTCTGTGTCGGAAGGGAAGCGGCGCCCCGCTGCTACCAACGACAGAGGAGATCAAACAATGCCAAAGCGCAAAATTCTGCCCCGTGTTACGTGGCTGCAAGTCACTGGAGACCTGTCACCCGAGGACTACGGTGGAATCTTCGCAAGGGGTAGCCTCTCCAGTTACAGCCGCGACTACGATACCGTGGAGATTCTGCGGATCGAACGCAAAACCGATCTCGTCGGCGCCGATGCCTTGACAGACGACGATCCCGATGCATACTGGACAAGCGAAGCGGAGATCGATCGCAAGGATCTTGCATCCTTGTGGGAAGGTCCGAAAGGACAAGCTGTGCGGGATCAGTTTGATCCCGCAATGACCTACCCCGACCCTCGCAAGTGCAGTCTGTTCGATCTGGCGTGCCTTGCGTCAGAGCTTGCACAGTACGGCTACCTCGGGTGGGATGAAACCTCAGACATTTCGGGGCACGAGATTAGCAAGCGTTACCGCTTGCGCGACTACAACGGTCGATCGATCCGTCGAGCATTCAAGGTCGGACAGAGGGAACATGATCGTGAGGTTGCCGATCACAATCGGCGATGATAGCATAGATCCATGATTCATCATGGATCGTAATGGTAATCCGCTGGCCCATTGTTGGGTTGCGTTGACGGGCCACCGGGTTACCTTTACGATCAATGAAGATCGTTTCATCGGGAGATACAAGTAATGCCTGTGGTCAATGATCATCGGCCCGAAGATCGCAAGGGTGATCGATGGGCAGTAGTGGGCACAGATTCTTTCATGTCCGGTACCAGTTTCGCACGGGGCGGGGCCAGCTATGCGGCCTGGAGTGTGCGGGATCGTGCGGAGCTGGCCATCGCAGAAGCATACGTGAGAGCAAGATCGGACATGCGGCGCGCCCGGATCGTGGATCTCCACGATTACCGGCCTAAGTGCAAACAGTTTTCGATCTATGCTTACACAGAGCAGAGCTGATCCGGTGTTCACGCTTGCATCATAGCGATCGCCTTGCTATGGTGCTGGCGTAAGCAACGGAACAAACAACAGGCAGAGGAGATACAAACAATGCGAACAACAGAAGCACGCTACACGATCGGGCAACGCTACTCGCGCAACGCTACAGGCAACGGCTACAGGCCCGCTACCTACGGGGAATGGCACGCCGTGACACTGCGATACAAGCGCAACGAGATCACGATCCTTGTGGATCGATCCATGGTCGATCGTATGATCGTCCGGCGGGTCATCGGCTCGGCTGTGTTCTGTCTCGCCGATACAAACCCTCGTTACGGCACGGCTTCCTTTATCGTGCTCGATATGGAAACCGAGATCCGGCATGGATCCACGGTTGACATCGGGGACGGGGAAGCATACGATCTGACGGGTACCACGGGTGATCTTTTCTTTCAGGGAGAAGAGTGGACCGCGTTTCTACACCCTGATATGGATCCGTGCGCTGACAACACCCCAGATCCTTTCGACCTTGACGATCTCACAGTGATCCGACGCGTGATCGACTATTGGGGAGAAGTGTGTTAGACGGTTGACATTGCAGCGCTGTAGCGATAGCCCCGTCGACTCGGGGGCTACATAGGCCACAAGATCCGGTGCCTACCTTTGGGTATCGTCCACCTGGACGGTACCGTTAGGTAACCATCGGGCCGCATAGGCTCACACTCTGGAGATACAAGCAATGCCATACTATAACGAATACCCGCACGATCACGCGCACCGTCGATCGATCCCCACGATCCATATCGGACAGTATCAGACCGGCGCGTGCCCTGTCTGCGGTGAAGATACCGATGACAGCCGCGATACGTGCACCCATTGTGACGAGGAGATCGATCGCTTGATTGATCCTGTTACCGTGTGGGGCGCCCGGTGCATGATTCCGGGATGCTTGCCGGAAAGTGATACGGTGTTCTTCGGGGATAGCGGATCTCCATTGTCCGCAATGCTGGAATACCTCCAGCTCTTCGATCTCCCGGGAGATCCGGTGTGCATTGAATCGCTTGCGGCTCTCACTGAAGCACGCTACGATAGCGATCACAAGGCTCTCACGGAATGGATCAAGGGCTAACCCGGGGGTAATCTTTTCAGCGGAAATTGTTTGACACTACGATAGCCGCTGATTAGATCACCTTCGGAAAGCAAAGCAACCCAAACAAAGGAGATCGAACAATGGTTGCAAACATCCACCGCCCACACTCTCACTACCTCGATTACAACCGCAAGCTGCCTGCGGATATCCGGGGCATGGTCGAAAGGATCCACGCTCTCACCGGTGACGCTTCTTTCGGGATCCGGCTACACGCTCCCGGCGGAGGTAAAGCCTACTACAGTATGGTCAAGGTTGACACGTCAACCCCCTGCGGCTACGCGGAAAGCGCACGGCGCCAGAGCTTCACCGGGCTGGGCCATCTTCGGATCGCTTTGTCAGGATACCTTGCCGCTTTGGAGGAAAAGCTCATGATCGCTACCGTCGTGTGCCTGCATTGGCAGGGGCGCAACGATCGTGAAAGCCAGAGCACGGGTAAGATCATGGTCAACGGTCAACCGCTCTGCTACAAAGATGGCGCCCAGGTGCCTGCTCTTTACGACGGCTGCCATCATCGCACGGATCACGGTGACGTTCGCCGCATCCTGACTGCGCGGGGCTACAGCGCTTTGATCGACATCGACGTGATCGCTATTCCGGTCGCACGAAAGGGCGATCTCTACGGTGACTCCGCTCCGCTATGGTCTATCATGGACAAGATCAACGGCGAATAAACAACGATCTTTCCCTTGCATCATAGGTCGACATCGATTAAGGTGTGAGGGAGAGAAAGAAAACAAGGCTCTATCCGAGAGCCGCATAGCATACACGAGCACGGGGATCGGCGTTGATCTCCACCTTCGGACGGGATCGACGGTCCATCATGGATCTCTCTCGCTCGGGACACTAACCATTGTGCGCCAGATACCTCGTGTTACGTGTGTGCTATCCGATTCTCGGCAAAGTCAAAGGACTATATAGGAGTGAAACGTGTACCTGTTCATCATCAGGGGCTTGCCCGGTAGCGGTAAGACCACGCTCGCAAACACGATCAACCCTTACGGGTTGTGCGTCGCTGCGGACGATTACATGGTTAACGCTAACGGCAGCTACGCTTTCGATCCGAAGCGGCTAAGCGAGTGCCACCGCGCGTGCCTGGACGCCGTGATCCGTGACATGATCGACGGTGATACCACGACGCCGATCGCCGTGCACAATACCTTCTCGCGCCCGTGGGAATGGCGAGACTACATCGACGCTGCGGTGGAGCACGGTTACACGCCCATTGTGATCGACCTTTACGATCGGGGCATGTCCGATCGTGAGCTGGCCGAAAGCACGGTGCACGGTGTGCCCGTGGAGACCATCGCCTCCATGCGCAGCCGTTGGTACAGGGGATAGCTTTCCGGTTGCTACCTTTCGGGTAAAAGGTTATTGACAGATAGCAAGTTACCCGATAAGTAACCATCGGACAGTGAACACACTGTAACATAGGAGCAAAAGCAATGGAAACGATCAAGGTCGCAAGCCGTGAGATCAACGGTACCACGTTCACTCTCCAGGCAACGGTGGTCCCTGATCACGAGCCGGTTACCTACCCCGTCTCTGACCTGATTCTACAGGGAGACACGGTGGTGATCCGCTCCGGATACCGTGCGTATGAACAGGACGTAGTCCACGAATACATGATCACCGATACGGGCCCCGATCTCTGCACCGATCTGCGAATCGACGGCGCCTATCAGGTGGAGCGACCGTCACACGTTGACGGATCGTGGTTCAAGGCGAGCGCACGGATCCGGCAAGGCGCCAGCTTCGACGGCTCAGAGCTGATCGTGTGGCGCAAGCTCACTGACTTCTATGTCAGTGACGATCACCCGCTCGACAAGGCGATCGCAAACTGGCGAGAGCACGTTACCGACATCGCAAGTGGTAATCTGTCCCCTTGGGAGGTCATCGTGGAGCTACACGTCACTCACCCTGACGGCTCCGAAGAGACGCGCGAGATCGATCGAATGGGATCGGGGTGGTGGGAAAGCGGTACGTCCATGGTAGACATTGCAGTCGGTTCGGGCGCCATCGCTACCCCGGACAGTGACACGGCGCACAAGGGTCTCAACCGCGAGATCAAGGAATGGATCGATTACAAGCGAGCCCGCATGAACGCTGCTATGACATCATGGGCAGACGCCGATCGGATCCGGGCCGCTTTGTGAATCGTGTGTTCACACTGGCATAGTGACGATCACTTTGTTACTATGCCTCTGTAAGCAAACGGTGCAACAAAGGTACCATAGGAGCGAGCAATGGAACGAAAAGAATTCACGCCGGCGGAAGCCTACGATCTCGTCAAGGGGTTTGCGTTGCGCAGTCCCTACAGCAAGTGGGCGCTACCCGCGATGACACCCGAAGCAAGGGCGAACCTTGCAGCGGTCTGCGGATACCTTCTCGGGTCCGACAAGGACAACGCCATGATCACCGCGTCGCGCCTTGTGGAGAAGATGGAATACTTGCGTACCTACGGGGGCGAACGAAACGTCGAAATGATCGATATGGATCGACATTGCCAGGAGGAGATCGACGACGCACCGCGCTACCGTGTCGACGTGCCCAGCTTCCGTGTGCTTGTGAGCTGTGCTGGTGAGATCGGATCCTTCGGTGTCCGATGGTTCCGACACGAGCCTGACGAGTCCGCACTACCTCGGCGGTGGGCGGCTCCTGACACGTACCCGGTCGACGTGTGGGATTCTCTGCCCCGCGATACCCGTGGGCCTGCGATCCTTCGGACCGTGCGCAGAGAAGACGGCACCTATGCTCGACTCTACCCTACTTACCGTGAGTGTATGTCGGGCATGATGGTGGCGCGAGGGCTGCTCACTGAGCCCACGGCGGAATGGTCGATTCACACCTGAAAGTATGTTGCTTTCCTTTACCGTCCGGTTATATTATCGGGCGGGTAAGCAAGGTAACAAACAATAACACAGGAGGAAACGATGGAAAAGTTTATGGTGATCGCTCTACAGGAAACGGGCCCGTTCCTTTCGGGTTTCGACGGCCACGTCACTATGCGCACGCTGTACGCTACGCAAGGGATCGATGACTGTTTCAGGTACTGTAGCCCGCAGATCCTTATCGACCTGACGCCGATCCGGTGTGAGATCGTGGGAGCGGAAGGTATAGAAGAGGTACACACGATCTTCCCTGGAGACTCCGAAGAGGAGCAACGGGAAGCAATGTTCGAGGAGGAATTGGCATGCCTTACTACTCAGGGCGATAGCGCCGTGGTCCCTTTCGATACCATCGTGGACCATTACAAGCTGGCACGGGTAGCGGAAGCAAACGGACGAAACGGTGCATGGACGATCGATGACATGGCTCAGTGTATGCGCGTGCCTCACGAGGTGATCGAATTGGATCCCGATGACTCTTCGGAGATCGCAGAGGGTAAACCGTGGTACGATACAGTAATGGAATTGGAGGCGGAAGGGGCGATCGCTCTGTAATCGAAGGTTCACACTTGCACCTTAGCGATCCGATTGTTAAGGTGTATGCGTGAGCAATCGACTACACAAAGGAATAAGGGGAAACGATGGCTTTGACCTTTGACGAATACCTCACTTCGGTTAAGCCCGAAGTAGCGGAAGCTGTGCGAAAGCACTTCAACCCGGCAGACTGGACGCTCACTTTCGATCAAGCCGATGACGAATACAGAGGATCCAACGATCCCGCATGGCCCGCATACTGTTACGTGTGGCGTGATAGTGCCGTGCGCTTCACTGTCAACGGGTTTGGTCCGTCAAGCGCCTTCGCTGCTATGCACGGGCTACCTTTCCCTCTCTCCGACGCTGAGCTGAACACTTAAACCTTTGGAGATCGTCGTGGAAAAAATGATCGCCATTCAAGCAACGGTTACCCGTACCAATGTCCAGGGCTGGTCGAGTAGCGTACAGATCCCCACGTTCTATGTTGACATGGGCGATGTATACGCGGTCCAGTTACAACGCGGTTACTCCGAAGCCACGGCAGAGCAGATCGCAACCGACGCGGCGGCCATGCGGGCCGTCGGGATTCTCGACCCTCACAACGATGCGGATTGCGTTAGCGTTGACGCGCTCTCACCTGAGCCTCACCGCTGCTACAGTAGCTACACAACAGACAAGCGGAGCTAATCATGTCACTCACTTGGAACGCAAAGGATCGCACGTTGGGTGGTCACACTCACGCTGACCTTGACGATCAGGGATACGTGAGGCTATACTCTATCGAGCACTGCGAACACTGCGGCTGTGAGTGTATGGCACCCAATCCGATCAAGTGCTTCACGGGACCGCAGATCCTCGCGCTTGCGATCGGCATGGTCAATCGCCGAGCCCCGGCTTCCGAGCTGTACGCCAATGAAGACGGCGAGGCGGTGTGCGACAAGTGCTATTAGGATCCGGTTGACGATTCCTAATCCAACGGTTACGATGATTCCACGGGAGTAAACTACAATGGAAAACAAAGTCTACACGAGCGCAGAGATCCTTGCGATGGACGTTACCGCGCTGGCCGACATACTGTGCGAGTCCGATCACTTCCTGTACCGCTTGACGGAAGGCGAGGCGGGATGGTTCGGGTTTGTTGACGGGCGCTATGCGATCGCCGACGCCATCTACTATGCACGGGTCGACATGGATCCGATCGAAGAGGGAACCGTCATTGACGTGGGAGGGTGCGGCGGCTACGCTGCTATCCGACAAGCGCTTACCGACGACGGAACCGACCGCGCTACCATGCTCTCCGACGACACTGCTCTACAGCGGATCGTGTGGATCATCGGACCCGAAGAGGAGTAGGGCGGGTCACTGCCTACGGGGTCACCTCCTGACACACCGCTGCAAGTGAAAGTCAGTTCCAAGTAGCAGCAGGGACCACGCGCCCAAAGGAACCCAACATGCCAGAAGTAGAAAAGGTCCTCGTGCGCTCTGGTGACGTTGACGTGTGAACACCGATGACTCGTGGCGTTCGGGGGCGTTATCCCCCAGTCGACTCGCCAAAAGGCGACAACACAAAAGCAATACCAGAGGAAAGCAACATGAGTAACAACACCACCATCATTCGTGAGCGATGGGACAACAGGATCGACGAATACGTGCCTTACATCTGGACGGAAGGTGACACAGTGTGTATGGATCCGGGGTCCGATTGGGCGTCGGGTACGCTCGAACACAACGGGTTCAAGTGGAATAAGGAAGGCACCTACATGGTCAAAGAAGAAGACGAAAACTACACCGCTCGTCAGATTGCGATCATTGTCGCTAATGGTGGAGCTGGTAGCACGAGGAGTGCATCGTGAGCAACAACGAAACCAACCCCGATCGACTGTGCATCGGCCCGTATGTCAACATGCACGGCCAGGAGCGACGGCCCGTGTGCCTTGGGGACTACGTGTCCGGTGATCGTGCAGGCGATACTTTCCGAAACAAGCGAGGCAGGGTGATCGGCTTCACCGACTGCGACGATGGTAGCTGCCTTGCGGTAGTACAGATCGAAGGCGAGCAGAACAGACTGTTCACCCGCTACGATCTCCGGCTACTGTGCGAAGAAGCGCACCCGTGCATCGGTGAGAGCCTACACGATCCAGCTGCACCTGCAATGTGTAACCTACCTGACGCTTACATCTTCGCTGTCCACGGGACACTGTCCGGCGAAGAGGTAGACCAGGAAGCAGACTACCGAGTGCAGGAACAGGTGTTCAATGGATCGCGCTCGGGATGGATCGTGTGGCAGTATACTGTGCCCGGGGGTGACTCTGCGCTCGTAGGGTGCGGTCGCCCGACAAGCGACGACAAAGAACTGAATTACCCGCGTGACTTTGTTGGATCCGACGCACTACAGATTATGCGGTGGGCGGGCATGAACGTTTGAGCCTTTGCGTATTCCGTTTGGTGTCCGAGGAATCAGGCTTTAAACTACACGAGCCGATGCCTCATGGTTCCTCGGGTGCCTCACCGAAAGCACAACGGTAACCACTGGACAACAACGATCACCGCTGTTATAGTGACAGTGAACAAAAGAGAGTAGAATGGAAACCATCGTTACCTTCGTCAACATCCTCGCCTGGATCACTTTCGCAGTGACTACGATCTGCACGCTGGGGGGGCTTTACGAAGTGGCATTCCAGTCCCCGTTTGATCGAGCACTGTTCGGTCGACGCACCCTGATGTATCGGTGGCCCATTGCGGCTACGATTTCCGGTGCGTGGCTACTGGCACAGTACATCAACACCTGATACCACACGATCCACACGAGCAACAAAGCCCACAACAACAAAGGAACCGACAATGCCTAAGCGTCAACCCTTCGTCACCCTCTCCACGCTCGCCGGTCATCGTGTGATGGCACAGCACAAAGGTACGGTGCGACTCCGAAACGACAACAACGGTCGAGAGTGTGTGGTCAACGTGAGCCGCAATGGTCATCGGGTGCAGAGCTGTACCTTCGACAGCCCCAACACCGGTGGTCAGTGGCACAGCGCGGCGACCCCGAGCGGCATCGACTACGTTGCTTCGTGGGTCTCTCCCTCTACTGCACGTCGACGTTTCAAGTGTGAGACGGGGGTGTAGGTGAGGCCGTGTGACAACGATCCCTCGTGATTGCACGAGGGTAACAACGGTAACAGGAGAGTAACATGTCTGACGGATTCAACCTCATCGGCGCCTATGTTCGCATGAACGGCGACGATGAACACTGGCGTATCATTCGACTGCTTGACACACCTGACGGGCAACGTCCGCTATGCGTCAACATGACCACGGGCGCGATGATGGACATTGGGTGGCAATATCTTGCCCTCGTGAATATCAGCGCTGTGGAGTCGATGGGTGTGAATGCCGACGATTCCACAATCACTGGCCTCACAGTCGACTCGGGGTCGATGGCTGACAACGCCACTCCCACGAGCCCAGGTCCAGCAGTTCCAAGTGTTGACACGTCAACAGGCGAGGCAGGGAACACAGCGCCCGGTCCGAGTCGCAACGAGCTGTTGGAGCTACTGATCGATCTCACCGATGCGTGGGCCTATTCTACACCTGAACAATTCGACGAGGTGTTTAAACATCAAATGTCAGAGCTGATCGAGAAGCACCCGAGCGCATACGCTTCCATTGTCGAATCGCTACGATTCTACATGGATAAAGAAGCGTGACAGCTCTCGGTATCAGTCGACGGGACGTAGAGTCGTTGCGGCTACAAGGGACCTTGTCGAATGGTACGAGGGTTGCAACAGGACGACAAGTCTACATGATCGACAATCCGATGGTACACGGAATGTACATCGGTGTCACGCCTGACGGCTACGTCACCATCCTACACGACAACAAGAGTCAATGGGAAAAAAGTAGTCGACGGGATGAATTCAACCGCCTATGTAGGAAAGTGTACGGTGAGCGGTGGCGTACACGAGTCTACAAGAACAACACAGATGGAAAAAGGAACACACGATGAACAACGATACCATGAACGCTACTACTTTTGACTTCGGGGATGGTGCCGGTCCTGTGCCTGCGAAGCGTCATATCAACCCCGATGGCAGCGAAGGTGGATGGGTGGCATCGACCGCAATTGTTGCGGGTAGCGCGTGGGTGTTCGGGAATGCACGGGTGTACGGGGATGCATGTGTGTACGGGTATGCACAGGTGTTCGGGAATGCACGGGTGTACGGGTATGCACGGGTGTACGGGGATGCACAGGTGTTCGGGAATGCACAGGTGTACGGGGATGCATGTGTGTACGGGAATGCATGTGTGTACGGGAATGCACGGGTGTGCACCACCGCTGACTGCGCTTTCGGGAGCACAGGAGATTACGCCTGGACAGCATACACCACTAACACAACTACCTTCCTCAAGTATGGGTGTGAAGCACATGCTATCGAGTGGTGGCGTCAGCAGGACAGCAAACTCTCGGTGAAGCACGGTCACGACGAGAACCATTGGGCGTATGTCAAAGCAGTCATCGCGATCGCAGAAGTAATCGAAGCCAACAGGGTTAAGGAAGGTGAGGAATGAGCAGTAGCAAAGCACATGAGCTTGTTGCGCAGGATCTCAAGCGACAAATCGAACGTATCGAAGGGATCACAAAGGCAGCAAAAAGCCGAGGGATCACAGACTTCGATGTCACCTGGCCATCGTTTAACCGCAAGGTAATCATGAGCGGCTACGTCACCTTCGCTTCGATAGAGAGTTTCATGCGCTTGGTGCCTGCCTTCGCAAACGGCAAAGCATACAGCTTTGAAATCAAAACACACGACGCAAAGTACGTGGAAGTGCAAGCGTCGCAGGGCTCAGATGTGTACATTCGAGTGATCGTAGTCGATGAAGCGGTGCCGCGAACACTTCACACGATCACGAGGATGATGAAGGTTGCCATGCAGCACATCAACAATGTGGATGAGTTCTTTGTCAAAGGGGCTGGTTGCGGTTAGGGAGATAAGTGCGAACAGAGTCAACACAGTTGACCCCATCGACGAGGCGACAAGTCGACTCGGGGCGGGGGCCAGGGCTACACAGTAACACAACGTATACAGGTAAGGAGTTCTACAATGCGCATCGAACATGACATGGACATCGATCACTACGGCATCGCACCCCGTGGGCGCCTGCGGCCTCGACACGTCAAGGCCATCACACGGGCCCAGATTCGGCGCGAGGGAGGCCATGGGCCCGCAGTGGTGGTGCAGGTGGGAGATGGAGGTAGGAGCCAGCGGGAGGCAGAGACGGCGGAGGACGTGCGGGTGCCTGCAAGGGACAGCGGGTGGATGGAACCCGTGGGTGTGGCTACCCCGGGGATGCACGTTGATGCAGCCCTTGGTGCAGGTATCATGGGAGCTGCGATCGCTGTATTGATCTGGTTGCCGAGTGTAGTCCGATCGCTTACGGGGTGAATGGTCGCACAAAAGGAACGAACGCATGAACAACAATGATTCCACGGGGGAGTGCATGGAACTATACGATCAAGTTTTCAAGGTGCCAGCCATGCAACAATGGTTACAAGAGCACGAAGCCAATATCGACTTCATCTGTGTGAGATGTACGCTATCCCACGGGGACAAAGGGTACCATGTGATCGGTGTCCGTGGACCCACGGGCCTTACCTTCTACCTGTGGAGCATTCAACATAACGACAGTGTTAAGGCTACGCCTTACTACGGTTGGCACACACTCAATCTCAATCACTGCAAAGTTACTGCGGTGGCGTGGAATGAAGAGGGTGTGCAGGTTCCATGCAAGGTACCACGTTGGGCACTCTTCTCTCTTGCGTGCAGAGCTGCAAGTGTCGAAGGTTACAAGGGTGAGCCTACCAACCGCTTTCACACGGGCGCGCACGGGAAGCTGAAGTACACATACGGCAAGCAAGAAGACGTAGCTATGCCCCCAAGGTACGATCACCGTGACATGTTCACTGTGACAGAGGTGCAATGGGATGTTAGGTATGACACCACGGAGGAAGACATGACTACACCGAAGCAACTACAGCCCGGGGAAGTAGTTGAAACAGAGGAGCTAAGGGAACGCATCGTTCACATGGACGAATGCTACTTCGAGCGAGAGGAGAGACAGCGTAACCCTGTTGGTGGCTACACAGAACTCAAGTGGGTCAAGTCTGCGGGGCGATACTACGAGCGACTCTCAGCTAAGCGTGAATGGGTATCGATCGGAACGATGCTAAAGGTGTACGGTTTCTGTGTCAAGTGGCGTATCGTTTCGCCCCCGAGTCAACTGTGCACCACCGACAACATGAGCGACAAGGTAGAAGCCATGAGCGACAACACGGACAAAGTCAACGACACGGTGCCTGTGGACACGATCACTATCACTCTCACGCTACCTGTACCCATCGGTACGGGGAAGCTGGTCGACAAGAAGCGATTGCTCGACTACTTTGCCTCACTTATGCACGATGAGGCGTTTAGGGACGCATGTAGCATGGTCGATGCGGGCATTAGTGTGTGCGACACCCACAGCGTAGAAAACGGTGGGTCAGTAGGTGCGTGGATCCGTGAACGATCCTATGTCACCACGAAGGATGACGCCCCCGAGTCGACTGGAGTAGCATCTGACCTCAACGCCCCCGAGTCTACTGGGCGCACAAAGGGAACGATGCTACGATCAGCTCCTCCGTGTAAGTAAAAAGGTATTACGCGGTGAGTGTCGACACACATGTCACTCGTCGGGTCTCAGCCAATCGGGTACAGTGGTGTCGACATGATCACTTTCATTCAATCGACTCGGGGGCGTAGTAGCTGTTGTGTCGATGGTGTCAATGAGCGACGTTGGTGCCACGGGGGTAACGTCGACACGGGGAGGATCCTTTTTCAATCCATCACGTTTTACTCCCTCAGTCATCATGCGTAGACGATCGAAGATTTCTGCGATGCCAGCTTCCTCGGGAGACACAGGCTTGTTCTCTCGCAACGCTGCCTCGGTGTCGTATTGATACTTCGATGCCACACCTGCGTGAAACAACACCTGCTTCGCTGCGTTGACACGGGCTGTATCTTTCGCTTCCACGTCTTCGGCGATGTCCATTAGTACAGTGAGTGCACGGGGACCAAAGCCGATAGCTTTCTGAGCGATCGACAAGCGTTGCGATTCCATGTACGCCACTCGTGCACGACGGAGAGCGGGGTGGCACGAGAGACCCGATGTGAAGGATAACAAACTGAGGCCAAGGGACGTTGCGATTGCCGGATCACTTTGACCCTCGGACAACAAGCGTATACATTCCTCGACCATCATGGCGTTGTGGACCCACGGGGGTGCACCCGGCGCAATGTTGTATTCGGGTACATTAACGGTAGTCATTGTGCCACTGGTAACTTTAGGCATAGTTGGACTCCATGGATGAAGGTAGCTGCGTTGAACTCGGGGGTGACGGCAAGAAACGGCATGGGCAGAAAGCATATTCGACTCGGACACCCCTTCGACTCGGGGGCGACCACGAGTCATCGGGGGTAGCGCGTCGCCCAGGCGAGTCGACTGTGCAAGTCGCCTGAGGGAGTAGAAGGTGGAAGCATGGAGCGCCACGGCACACACAGAGTACCACGGACAGTGGGGTTTGTCGATCAGGTAGGCATATCCCTACGGGATTCTACGGGGGAGGGGTCACCTGCTCCATTACGAGAGTGTCGGCCGTCAGCGGATTCTCGGGGGGCTAAATGGAGAAACCTCGTACTTCCCCTACCCCTACCTCATTTCTACTACTCTACTACTACTCGACTACGATCACTCTCTCGTGAAGAAGTGCTACGGAGTAGGCGAGGTTTTGATCGGTACTATAGGGGCTGTAGAAAACTTCTGAGCGAACGTGACAGCCGTGTGACACCGAGCTGTCAAAATCGCCGAGAGTGTAGTAGCGGCCGACATTCTCTTAATGGAACCCGCGTTTCCTCCGTGCAACTACCTACCGCCATTACGACTATGACCGTCACCACAGCACTCTCGCGGAATCGTGCCATATGGCCCGCAGTTTGTGAGGGCTTGTGCGTAGTCACACGGTGTAACTCCCTGTACCACACTTCCACAAAGACGTTGCACCCTGCTACCCAATGGGCTACAATGTGTGCACCATCCTCATGGAGACACACCGATGCAGTTGTTTAAGTCACCTCGTCGACGACGAGTCAGGTACCATGGTACCTTGCCTTTCCACAAGAGTTGTAGGGTGTACGACTGTGAAGTCATGATCCCCTACAGAGGCAAAGAGTACAGATACGTCGCTGTCATGCGATCACAGGTACCGGGGCTTGAATCAGGTCTCACACTTTACTTCGTGTACGAGAGTGAAGATGGGCGACAGCGGTTGCGGGGACCTGTGGGATGGTGCGACACAGTGAGCTACAAGTCTGCGTTGCGATCGATCAACATGGTTCTCGTGGGTGACGATGGATCTTCATGAACATGTTGACATGCTCCCACGGGGATGCTACCATGTGGATATAGACAGTCGCCCCCGAGTTGACTGTGCGCTCCTGGCGAGTAAACGGGGATAACAGGATTAACAACATTCGCCCCCGAGTTATCTGGGCGATATAGAAGGGTCAACGGGGCTAACACTACAAAGATGACACGATTGAGCACCGGCCATGATGATCGCCCAGGCGAGGCAACTGTGGTCAGTGGCATGGTAATCACTACACCACAACGACATGTTACCCCCATCGACTCGGGGGATGAGGGTTGTTGCTTCTTACTACCACAGTCAACTCGGGGGCGATCACCGGTTGACACTCTTCGGGCCCGGTGTTACATGAGAATCGGGGTGAAAAAGTAACACCATCCTACAAACAACAACTGACGCCCCCGAGTCAACGGGGCAACATGACGATACCTTCCACACCACTACAAAGGTAAAACAATGACCTACAGTAACGATGACTACAAAGAACTACAGCACTCCATCATCGCACAGGTAGCAGGGTTCAAGAGGACACGCAGCTCAAGCTGCGGAGCATGGTTCACGGACGAGTATCGTGGGATGGTGGATGGCAAGGAAGATGTCATTCGTGTGTCAGGTGCCGTTCACGAGCGACGAGACCTGTTGCTCAATGAGCTACGGCGGCTGAACATTCTTCCATCCCCGACGGATTGTTGGGTCGCATGGGTGAAGGAACTGAATGATCTTCGCGACGTTATGTACAGTGAGCTACGGGCTCTACATCGACAGGGGATTGAGGAACGTGCACTCATGTGCCTCAACAACACTATGGGTCCCGATGCAACTCATGCCGTAGTATGGTATCGTGGACAGGTGCCGATGGAGATTAAGGACCTGTCTACCAACGGGGGCGATGAGGATTGGTTCATGGTCTACACGGACTCGTTCACTTATGGTCAACCATCGTGGGCAGAGGAAGGCAGCTCCTTTGGTTGCTGCTGTGTCGAAGAGCATGTGATCGGTGACTACACTGTTCTTATCGGTTGTCACTCGTGAATGCACTCGACCATGAACGTGAGCGAATCCGTTTTCGTCAACGTCTTCTCGCTTGCAATGGAGGCCCAGAGTGGTTACTACACATCATCAAGCTGTTCGGCTGTCACGAGCAACGACTCGGCCCGGGTGACTTCGGGCTGCCACAACACATCATGCAGCAGATGAGGTGAAACCATGACCACTGCAACGCCTGAACAACTCGCTGCCCTGGTACTACCGGCAACGCTGCCCGGTGTGGTGCGTCCATTCACGCCTCTTCGACCTCCAGCCGGGAGCAAATGGGATTCGACGTGGATTCGCGGCTGTGCGCTCGAAGTCGATTGGGATGTGGAGCCGGTTAACGGCAAGCCGTCCCCTCCTGAACTTTTCGGCGACGTGGCCTATCAGTACATGTCGAAGCATGGCATGACTCTGCCTTGCGTTGTGGACAGCATGTGTCTGCGGCACTGGCTTGTCGACCTGACCGATGCAACTGCCAGGGCGCATGTGGCGTGGGCGGTCGCGTCAGCGTGTGGGCTGGAGGAGCCACTCAAGGCCGTCTACGCCCCAGGGCGCTCCGTGCTGACCGGGGAGGTCGGCTTTGGTATCATCACGCAATCGGCCGAAGAAGGGGAAGACTCTCGGTGGTTCTGGGACGAGGTCAGTGCGCTCAACATGCACGACGACACCCGCCTCCCAGACGGCTCCCGCTGTGTCGACGCCGAAGCCCTCCGGCTCGTCGCGCTGCAAGTGCTCGGGGATAAGCCTTGACAAAGCGTGAACACCCGTAGTTAGACGAGCGAGGAGAAGAAGTTACGAGGTACACGTTTCACCCGATCGCACCGTGTTACCCCGAAGACTACACTCCACGTTACTTAACCCGAGTTGACTGTGCTCGTTGGCGCATGAAACTCTTGACATGTCAACCCCTACACCGTGTGACTTTCGCTTGCCGCCCGTGCCTACCGTGTTACCCTTGGTGCGGGATGCAGGATCCCAGGGCGTTGAGGAACCATAACACTTTTTCACACAGGAGCATAACGATGCGCATGTACACAATGATCACCGCACTACTCATTGCCTGTGGTAGCGGCGGCAACGATGACGACAATGCCTACATGGACACGGGCTATGATACAGTCGTTGAATGTGAGACAACTGCTCACAAGCTCGGCTATGTTGACGGGTGTGAAGCAGGTTCAGCCAATGGTCGCTCATGTGCCTATGGTGAGCGCGATCGAATCGTTGCCATTCGCTCACGCAACGAATACACACAGGCTTACGTCGAAGGCTTTGTCGATTGCTTCGATTCTGCCGTCATCATCGAACAACTCTGTAACTGAGGAAGCCAAGGTGACCCGTGATAAAACATCAGGCATGTATCCGATCGAAACAGTTACAAGGTACCGTGTTCTCTCCGAAGAGTATTCACGCCTGGAGGATGCAGAGTTCTTTAGGCAGTCGATCATTGATGTCGAAGAAGCCAACGAGATGTGGAAGGCGGGAGCGACATTGGCAGAGGTAGCTGAGCGTTTTCCTCTAACCTTCTGCTCCACGAAAGAGAGGTTCACTCGTGACGGTGTCGACTTGCGCAACGCAGAGAAGTTGGCGTCGATTACAGTTCATCACCGATTTGTGATTTCGCATTGGCAGTGCTCGGATAAGCCTATCTACCAAGCTTCTGCGTTTATACCACACTCACGTCAATATGGGTGGCGCCTACGTGTGTTTGGAACCAAACCGACAGGTGGGCTTAACAGAGTGTACGGTGAAACATTGCGACTGCCTACCCTGGCTTTGTTCAACTTTACACTGCCTGCAACATGACTCTCGTAATACCCTCGCTAAGTGAAAAAGTTCCTTGCATGTACTGCGGCGCTACGATAAACCATCCATGTACCGACAAGCTCAAGCGTCCGTTAGGATGGTATCATATTGAGCGTCGTCGAGCCGCAACGCTTCACATTCGCACAGGTAAGCACAGTGAAAGACAAACCTGCACCCAACGTGAACTATCGGTTCTGCGGTAAGTGTTCTCAGGAACGCTACCGTAGAGAGGATGTCAAGGAAGCAGCTCGTGAGGCAGATAAACTAAGGGCCGATGTTGCTCAGTTGACTCTTGACGTGTCAAGGCTTCGAGCTGAAAACAAACGCATTCGGGATCGTCTGCGTGTAGCACTGGACAACGCTGCTTATTGGCAGAGCCTTGCCACTCGTCGCTCCCGAGTCGATGGGGGCGATGTGTCACCCCTACCCCTCGCTACAATCAAAAAGCTTTTGGCCTTGTGTCACCCCGATCGCCATGATAACAGTGAGCTGAGCAACGAGGTTACACGTTGGCTCATTAACCAGAGGAAAAAATGAACAGAGATGAATACATTGACATGATCGTAGAGTCGTCGACGAGCGTGTATCGACTGCAAAGCAATACACTGCTCATTGCAGCGGTGTGGGATACTGTGCAAGCAATGGCAGATGAAGACAAACCTGTAACCGTGGAACTGTCGGATAAGCAGTCGATCAAGTTGACGTGGGATGATCGCTTTGTTACGGTCAACGGGCATCACATTAAGGAAGGTAAGCTGTTCCTATCGGCGGGCTTCCACAAGCCGTTTAGCTTTACACCTCACAACTACCTCAAGCTATCGCTGCTGTTTCGTGGGTACATGCTTATGCCGGAAGGCACAACCCTGCTGACACCACGAGACCTCATTAACGTTGAAGATTTGCATGACACCATCGACATCGTGTGTTATGCTCTTGACCGAGCGGACTCACTGCTCAAAGCACAGGAGAAGAAGGATGCTTAATCCCATGTGGGACAAGGTTGCACCATACTGCGAGTTTGTTAAGGCTCGACATATTGCTAAGGCATGTGGGTTCTCACATACCACTGCGTTCAAGAAGCGTGTCAATGAGATGCAGCGACGTGGCGTGAAGGCGCAAACTCCGCGAGGACGCAACGCTGATAAGGGATGGGAGTTTGAATACATGCAGGGCCATGTGCCTGTGGATGTACAGGAAGCTATCATCAGCTCCATCAACAATCTGAGTGCTACGCCTGCTGTCAAGCCCATGGGTATCAATTCGTCTACTGTTGCTGTGACCGTTGACGGCAAGCGTTACCCATCGCTGCGGCGTAACATCAAGGGCGCCCCTGCGCCCGTGGAAGCAACGTTCCATGTGCGCCTCGGGGGAGCCATGGCTGCGCAACTTTACGCGCTGGCGCAGGCGAGCGACAAGCCCCCCGAAGACATTCTCCTTGCGCAGATGGAGAAGCTACTCGGCTCCAACGCTGAGCATGATTGGCCGTCGGCTGTGTCTTACGCCGGTTGCCGCGACTACCATGAAGCCATGGACACCATCGGACTTGTCGCTGATGACAAGGTTGCTGAGAAGCTGTCGCTGTCGAAGGCTACTATTCAGGAGTGGCGTCGTCGCATGAAGCGTAGCGCCCCTACAACCACCAATGCTACGTTCCCCGCCAACGTGTACAACACCCTACAGCGCCACAAGCAGTGGATCGGTGTGGCGCCTGACACCTCAGTCGCTGAGGTAACGGGCGTAGACCTGAAGTGGGTTCGCAAGTATCGCAAGATGCAGGACGGTAACGCATGATCGAACCATCGCGAGAAACTGATCGCTGGTTTACATTCGGTCAGTTTACGAAGGGCATTTACTGCCGTGGTTACGTGTACGTGAAGACGGAAAGTGCTGCCCTTGCACGAGCCCTGGCCCGTGAAGCTGTGGAAGAGTCTGTCGTGAGCATCGCGACTGCTGCTAAGCTGCCTGATTCTAAAGGTCTGCATGCTGTGTGCCTGTACGTTCCTGGCAATGGTCACACCGATGGGGTAGAGGCTTGGTTCCGTGAGGTCATCGGCACCTTGATTGACGAGAATTCTGTGAACGATCGCCTTGCGGAACCGAAGTGGGTGGGTTATCGTAGCACACGTAACAGTAAGCAAGCGAAAGGCAAAGTGCCCGAGGTTGTCTACAAGAACCGTCGTAGCCGGAGGGAAACATGAGTCATCTACACCGCACCGCAAAGTCCCTGGTCGCAGCTACCAAAGGCTTTGAACGCGACACTGTGCTCACAGGCGCTTGCCGTAGCGTTGAGGGTCTTGTCGAGCGAATCGACTACACGCCACCAGAATGTAAGGCTGAGGCAAAGTGGCTTGCGCTTCGTAGGCTACAGTCGATTCGTAACCGCATGGACGAGAAAGACTTTGCATGGCACAAGCGACCTGAATACAGTGCTGTTGTAGCGGCGATGGATTCGCTTACCTCACAGCTCATGGAGTGAACCATGCCCCATAGCCACGGCTACTATGTCCTTCCATGGACGCCTATTGATCAACGACGTAAGGAGACGGAAAACCAAAAGAGTGTCTCCCAGTGGATCGAAGAACTCAAGGAATTGGAGAAGGCGGTAAAAGCGAAGCAAGCAAAGAAGATCGCAGCAAGCAAAAAGAACTTGCCTCCTGAGCACCGACCAGTTAACCTCAACAAAGAACTAGCACTGCGCATCCTGCGCCTACAAGGAGAGTGAACCATGTCTGTTTCTACCATCAAGGCTGTGTGGACCAAGAGTGACGCAACCCGTGAAGCCGAGGACCTTGACCTCGCCATCGATCTCTTCCGCGCCGAAGCCGACCGTGCCATCACTGTCGCTCGTGGTGACCTTCGCCGAGCCCAGCGTGCCTACACCAAGACGCTTGAGGCCGCCCGTATCGATCCCAACTTCGACAAGATCGTCACCGCTAGACTCGATGTCAAGGCTGCGGAACTGACCCTCAAGGAAGCTGTAGCTCTTCGCTCTGAGCTGTTCACTGTTGAGAGTGAGTGATGTTTGCCGTAGGTGACATCGTTGAGCCTAATTACGACAGATCCAATTGGCCCGTGCCTTCATGGTTTTGTCGAGCGCAACAAGCCAAGATTGTCGCTGTAAACAACGGCTCAGCTTCGATTCAAGTCACTGAGGGTTTGTGGAAAGACTACGTGATCGAAGCTAACTTCGCGTTGCTAAAGCACGCACAGTTGATTCCTGTAACCGTTACGCCGCAACAACTCACAGACGTGAAGCAGCGGTACCCTGATCAACAGGCTTTCGTCGATAACGATCCACTGTTTCGTGCGATCATGCAGGCTGATCTTAAAACCTTGGGCGTGGTGTGGGACAGCGTTACCCACTGGCGTGACGAGATTCCTGCGGGTATGCGCGCTAAGTGCGTTATGCGCGCTAAGTGCGTAAAGTTGACGCATCGGGAGAAGCTGATGTCGCCCTACCGAAAGCGCGAATACACGGTTGCAACCATCCTCATGCTGAGTTAACTTCTACCCCCCGGGCGAAAGCACCTCGGTGCCGTAGCCCCTCGATGGCGCATCGTCTAACGGCAAGGCCCTGGTTTTTGGCACCAGTGATGAGGGTTCGAGTCCTTCTGCGCCAGCTCTTGTGGGTTCAGTCAACGCTTGCTACGGGAAGGCAGGTACCTTATGGGGTGATAGCTTAATGGAGAGCGGCAGGCGGCCACCTGCAGGTGAGGGTTCAAGTCCCTCAAACCCCTTCGTGATTCTGTAGCTCAGTTGGTTAGAGCGGCTGATTGTTAATCAGCGGGTCGGAGGTTCGAGTCCTCCCAGAATCGCTTTTGGTTGTCAAGCTCAGTTGGCGGAGCGCTGGTCTGAAGCACCAGAGGTGCGGGGTTCGATTCCCCGGGCAACCATTTTCTTTTAGGGAGCAATGAAACATGTACAAGCAGGTACTCATCTATCGACGTGACCTCAAGATGCGGAAGGGTAAGATTGCGGCGCAGTGTGCTCATGCCGCAGTGAGGTTGTGTGTCCAGTGTTTCACGTCGTCATTCACTGGCATCGATCGGTTGAGGGAATGGTACCATAGCGGCCAGAAGAAGATCGTGCTCAGCGTCGACACCCTTGAGGAGCTGTACGAGTTGCAGGCCCAGGCGGCTGTTGCAGGGCTACGCAACGCCATCGTGACTGATACAGGTGCGACGGAGTTTCACGGGGTAGCTACGGTCACTGTACTCGGCATCGGTCCCTGTACAGATGAAGAAGTCGATCCGATCACTCGCAATGGTGATGTTGCAACAAAGCTCGCATGAGGTTATGATTACATTAACACGGGCCCCTAACTCAATCGGTAGAATACCGTCTTTTTAAGTCGGGGGTTGTGGGTTCGAGTCCCACGGGGCCCATTACTCACATAAACCAAAGGATCCATACAATGCAAGGCACTACCATTCACCGCAACCTCCACCGCTGCCACCACCCTAACCTCAGCAGTATTCATGTTGCCCCTGGTGTACGAGCGTTTATCGCATCTGGTGATGGGGTTTCGCTGTTCCATCCATCAGGCGCATTCAGTGTTGCGGCCCATGGGCATCGCACGGACATCGATCTGATTGTGTTGCAAGGTAGCTTGATCAACTGGCTTATGTGGCCAGGTATGTGTGTCGAAGCCAAACCTCATCACTTGGGGTTGTATGAGTTTGATTACGTGTCGGGCTTGATGTCTGGTGATGCCCCCGAGTTTAAGCCTACGGGATCTGTGCTTCATAGCTCTGCACCTAAAGCCTACTGGCTGCGCCTAGGCATGGGTATGCCGCTCGGGGCCGATGAGGTGCACACGGTTAGTTGTACGTCCGATGCTATCTGGTTGGTAGTTGAGCGACAGGAGCGACCAGTGCCACGAAAGGTGTACAGCCCAGTGAACACTGTTGCATCTTACAAGGATCTATATCAGACAATGTCTGATGAAGAGGCACGCGCTTATCTTAGGATCGTGCGAGGTCTTTGCGGCAAGCTGCGTAAAAAAGATTACACTCTCAACGACATTGACCTTCGCACGGAGCACGCATGAACAAGATCACTCCCCCCTACCCTACGCTACCCGAGTGGGTTGAAGCGAACAAGCCGAAGGATGAAATGCTGTGGAAGGGGGCATTTGAGCAAAGTGTTCTACGAATGATCGCGCTTACATCTTGGTGTGAAGCCGTTAAGGCACCTGCTCTGGTTGTCAGCACGCATACGTCCAAGTCGATCACGTTGCCCGTCATTCGATTCCAAACGGATCACGCTGCGTGGTGGATGCGTGATAACTTACACGATGTAGAGCTTGCGTTCATGGCTGATCGCCCGATCAACGTTGACCTATCGGGCATCTTTCACTACATGAGTGCCGTCGATTATACGGCGGCGTTGAAGCGTGCTCGCGGTTGGCATGAGCGCCACGCCAAAGACAGCGAGTCGCTGCGCGATGTCAAACAGGGGTGGCTGCTCAAGTACCCCGACAACCTGGGCTGGTACGAGCAGTACGGGGGCGGCAAGCTGGTGCGAGTTGGTGAGGCGGGGAGCCCGGAGGCTGTCTACTATATCCTTAGTAGGTGTTACAGACAGGGCATGGAGTATCTTGGCCTGCGGGACTGGTGCCCGGGCATGGCGGGAGGTACGATCTCTGTTGACGCCGATCGCGCCATGAAGTTTGTTGCAGCCTTCGAGTCGACCTGTTAAACTACTTTCAGGCCCCGATGGCGGAATAGGTAGACGTACGGGCCTTTGAGGAGCAATATGACATTGTACGCCGGCTATCGACTTAACGGGCCGTATCTTCGACCTGATGGACGTAAGCACTTGGTAGTGGTTAAGCCCAACGGAAAGAAGACGACGCTATCTTACCCTAAGTATCTAATGGAGATGCACTTGGGCAGGTACTTGCTGCCTAATGAGTCGGTTGATCACATCAACAAGGACTTTACGGATGACAGGCTAGAGAATCTACAGGTTCTCACCCATTCCGAACACGCCCAACTTGATGCGAAAAGGCTGGTAGCTCAAACTTTTGAATGCCCTTGGTGTGAAAAGGAGTTTGAGCTTGTGGGCAAGAAGTTGTCTTACGCACTATCTAACAGAAAGAGAGGCAAAGCTGGACCTTTCTGTGGTAGGAGCTGTGCGGGTAAATACGGCGCTTCCGTGCAAAACGGAGGTAAGCCTATTGCCTGTACCTTGATTACTCCAGAGTACACTTGTCATAAGTTCACACAGAGCCTCAATCAAGAAACTGATTGAGTGGACGGCGCTAAGTCGGGGAAACCTTAACAGGTAACGCTGATGGCAATCCCGAGCTAACCCTAAAGGGTGAGTGTAGAGACTTTACACGCCGCACCTAAAGCTATTAGCTAAGGTGAAGAGAAAGTCCAGACTACAAACAAACAGCTTGCGTTTGGCTACGAAAGTAGTAGTGGTAAGAAAAGCCTGTGGCCGATCGGTCGTGTGGGTTCGATTCCCACTCGGGGCACCATTCACACAAGGGCTGTTAAGCCCGCAACCCAAGGAGACATGCTAATGCATGCGCTATTTCGTTTCGCTCTCCCTGCTGCCCTACTTGTGGCAGCTACAACCGCACCGACAGCCGCTGAGGCAGCCACGCCAGAGCCGTGGGCATCCATGCCGATGGGCGATCAGATCAGTTGGCTCCTCCAGTACAACCTTGCGCTGGCGTCTGGCTCTTGGGCTCGCGTGTGGGCTATCGTCAACGCTTTCGCTGAAGAGATGGGCCTGTCCTACCTTGAAGCCAAGGCCGCGCTGGAAGCCGCTGCTCCAGACTTCTTCGTCAACGGCAACCTACCTCACCTCATGATCAACATCAACGTGCCTGATGCTGTGCTGAAGCCTGGATGGGATCATGCCCCTCCTGACCTAGCTCTGAACATTGACTTTGGTGGCGGTGACGGTTATGAGGGCGGAGGCACGGACGTCTATCAGGTTGAGGTGGATTGCCCCGAGCTGGAGGAAAACGATCCGTCGGTTGAGTGTGATGACAGCGAGGTGTCTATGACCACCTTTGTTGAGCCTGTTGTCGATCTGGACGGCGCTGATTGGTGCGTCATCTCCACTGACCGCGCAGCCTACTTCATTGACGTTTCGTGTGATCAGGTTATCAACAGTAACGAGCCGGTGCCTGTCACTGGTATCATCTACCCCACGGAGTAAAGCATGTGGAAGTTCGCTGAAAACAACCCTGTGCGTTTTGTTGTTATCATTACCATTATCGCTATCGTGGGTGTCGCTATTGCCTCTGTGATTCCGCAGACCGTTGCTGTGATCACGGTTACTCCGTATGAGTCCGGTGGAGGCAAGCTACACATGACGGTCGGTGGAGATGAAGGTGTCGACGCCGACGACAACCGATAGGATCGTGGTGGAGCTTGGCGCCTCTACTGTCAATGTCTCTATCAACAAGAGAGGTGAGTAATGGAAAAGTTTATGCGCAATAGCCCTTTTGCTTTCGTTCTACTCGTGTTCATCGTTGCGTCTGTGGTTACCAGTGTTTTCGACATGGTAACTATGACGGCCATGGCCGCTATGGGCGTCAACTTTGAGCAGGGCGGAGGCAAGCTTCATGTCTCCCTGGGGGGTGACACCGATGCATCTACCGAAAGCGACGCCGACGACAACCGATAGGATCATGTCTCTCATTGTAGTAGTATTTTTCTTTGCGATCCTGTTCGCTCTGGGTTACGCTGCTACAACGAAGACTGAACTGAGGAAGGTACAACAAGGAGCGCTGCTTGCCTAAGTTAGAAAGGAGCCTGTGTGTTGGGAAATGGCCGTGCTGTCACACGGCAATTCGTCATAGGGTGATGGCTCCTGCTGCGTAAGGGCTTACGTGCGTGCACGGGGACGTGCACGGTCGAAGGCGTGAGACCTTTGTTTGACGGCGGGTGACGAAAGACACCCGTGGAAACCCGTCAAGTACCGTGATTGCGGACGCAGTGACTACAGTTACGCTATAACGGATAGGCTTTGTGTGCACGTTGAGCCGAACGAGATCCTGCTTGAAGGATCGAACAATGTGCATTTGCCGGGTTAGCTCAGTTGGTAGGGCTGTGGTTTTGTAAACCACCGGTCGTGGGTTCGAGTCCCTCACCCGGCACCATTTTTTCTCAGAGGAGGGTGTAATGCAGGTAATCATTGATCCCAGTGAATTTGCGTATGCAGACGAAGACGGCTTTGAAGATGCTGTAATTCGTGCAGTAGCGTCTCAACTGCTACGTGAACGTACCATGCGTACAGACATTCAAGCTGCTGTCAAGGAGCTGGTGAAGGAGAAGGTGCGAGATGAGGTGGCTCCCGTGGTGGACAAGGTGATGACGGAGGAGTTTACTGTCGGTGATCGTTGGGGCAGTAAGCGCAAGACTACTGATCTCCGAGGCGCTATCGGCCACTACGTGGAAGAGGTGATGAAGGAATACGTTGATCACCATGGCCGAACGACTACTACCGGGCGCACTACTCGGGCAAAGTGGATGGCCTCTGAGTTCATCGTTAAGGTGGTCAAAGCCGAAGCCAAGAAGCACGCCGATGAAATGGTGAAGGGCGTTAAGGCAAAGGTTCAGAAGGAACTTACTTCTGAGATGGGTGATCGGCTAAAGCGGCTGCTACGTTAACATCGCCTACACTTAAAGGTACAACATCATGCTGATTCGCGTAGACTCCGATGTTGATTGGATTGTCAAGACTCACAACGTGAGCATGGAGCATTTGACTGGCGGCTCGGAGCTGCAGGCCATGAAAGACTTTCTGCGCCTGGAGGATGAGGGATGGACATTCAACGCAATGAGCCCAAGGATGGCGGCTTACGGTCATATTGAGGTTGCGGAGTTGCCAGTACAATCTATAGTCGACGGTGCTTACCTGCCTGTGATTGATCGTAAGCATTTACCAGTTCAACGCTATGCTATAACATGGGTATCGAGTGATCGATTGCAGATTGGCAACCGTTACCATCTGATGAGTGAGATCATGCGGCGCCTTGAGGCATCGGCAGGTGAGCATTCGATGGTGGAGGCTGCCCAGGAGAAGCACCGTCCTCACATGGGGCACATTTGCCGTCAGCTCGTTCACTACCCTTGGCGATCGTACACTCGAAAGAAGTTGCGACGCATGCGGTACCATGATATCAAACGAGCGTGGGATCGTCTCTGCGGTAAAGCGTGGCGAGTAAGAGTAACAAAATTCGCCTACATCGCAGTTGACGTAGAAACCAAAACCTGTTACTACAGCGGATACCTACCACTCGTGATCAAAGTGATCAAAGGAGAAGTGCCATGTATGCATTCTTGAACATCATCGAACCTGCTTACCGTCGAGTCGAAGCTGGTGTTGCTACGCTTGATGCCTTCTACGCTAAGCAAGATGCCGTGGGCAAGGGAGCGATTGTGATCTGCATGGCGGCCACTGCTGTTCTTTCTACCCTTGCCTTTGTGTGGCTTGCGGGCATTCTGCTGAATAAGAACGGCCTGTTCGCTGCGGCTATCATTGTTTTTGCATGGTCTTTCTGGACGCTTGTGACCAACAGTGTTACTGTCATCATGTCGGCTATGGACAAGGCCGCAAACATCAACAAGGACTGAACCATGCGCTACCTACTTCTACTCTCTTCTTTCGCTATGGGTTGCACCGTCATTGAGCCGGGTACCGTGGGAGTCGCTACGGACCTGGGTACTCTCCGAGAGGCTCCGCTCACTCCTGGCATTAACTTCTACCCGCCCATCTATCGCTCCATCAATGTCTACAGTACGCGGTATGAAGCCTTTGAGGTTGATGAGGCATCGGCAACCAAGGACAACCAGAAGGTCAACGTCAAGGTGACTATTAGCTGGGCACGTCAGGCTGACGCTGTGCCTATGCAGGAACGAGAGTATCCGAACCTTGAACAGATGGTGCTCAAGCCTCGACTCGTCGAGGCTATCAAGGCCGCAACGTCCATGTACAGCGCTGACGAGCTGACAGCTCAGCGCGAGATGGTTAAGGAGAGCATCACGCAGACCATCAGCACTGCCCTTGCGCCTGTCGGTATTGTCGTGGATGATGTCAGTGTGGGCAACTTCGACTTCTCTGAAGCCTACGATCGCGCCATCGAAGAGAAGATCCGTGCTCGTGAGGAGTCGAAGCGGGCGGAGGAAGAGCTTCGCAAGGCTGAGGCTGAGGCAAAGAAGAAGATCGTCAAGGCTACTGCAGACAAGCAGGCGGCTATCCTTGTGGCAGAAGGTCAGGCGGAAGCGCTTCGCATTCAGGGTCAGGCCATCGAAGCCAATCCTGCAGTGGTTGAGCTTGAGCGCATCAACAAGTGGAACGGTGCGCCTGCTCGTGTTATCATGCTCGGAGAGGGTGGATCTGGTATGGCAGGAACCATGCTGCAGGTGTCTGCTGGTGCCAGCGCTGAGTAACGGGCATTCAACTACAAAGGAGCTACAACCAATGTCTTTTTTGAAGAAACCAGAGGGTGAACGCCCTCGAATCAAAAGTGTTCTCCACTTCACCGATCTACAAGCTGAACCTCAACCCCCCAAGCTACCTTCTCGTGGTCGTCTACGTGGCGCTGTGACGGACATGGATGATCTTAGCAGGCAACTTGATAGCTGGGTAGGTTTAGGTCACATTGACAATGAGCGTATGTGCTCCTTCATCGACGCTCTTTCCAGCCTGTGCGGCTACTACGATGATGTAGTGGAGAACATGCACCTGACATACGAACATGAACCCGCAGAGCTTGTAGTCTACAACATCGAAGATGAATCAGTTACGGTAGAGCAACAACGTAAACTGGAGCAGTACAACAAGGATCGTAAAGCGTGGGATGCTGCTGTCGTTAAAGCCCGTGAACACAATGAATCCATTGCTGATCGGCTTGAGTTGTGGTATCAGTGGGATGAGCAGGGTAAGATGCTTCGTAATGGCCTGAGTGTTGCACGACACATGGGCTTCGATAACGAGGTTACGGCTAAGATTCAGTCCCGTCTAATCGAATACGGCCACGAGGAGTAGTCAATGCCACGAGTAACCATGAAACCGTGTGCAGAGTGCTTCACATATGGCACCGTTGACTGCCCCATCTGTGACGGTCAAGGTTACTATCGCTGTGAAGAGTGCCTGGGCCATGGCTTTTACTCTAGCTCCTACGGTACCACGTCTTGTCATGCCTGCGAAGGTGAGGGAATGGTTGACTGTGCAAGTTGTCATGCTGCCGGCGAGACAAAGTGTCGCTCCTGCAACGGTGTTGGAGCTGTAGAAGTTGACGATGAAGAGGAAGAGTGATGCCCAACCGTCCACTCTACTTCGATCCCTATGTTTTGGCACTGGCCGCGAAGCGGCCCCACGGCCCCTTTCGCCTTGGCAGTGACCTTGGGGCAGACCCTGTACTAAGAGACATGCGTAAAGCAATGGTTATCAAGTATCGGCCACCGGGCGATACGTGGTGGCTGCGGGTAATGATGTTGATCTACGGTGACGCATTGAGGTCAATGGATGATCTACATGAAGTCAACGAGATCGATAGTCCTTACCTGCAATGGGCATTGTGATGAGTAACGTGGCACCCTACGGCATCTTCATTGACAACGGCTGTACCATCACAGGTGACACAGTTGATGAGGTGCTTGGCGCGTGGTTTGAGTGCTTTGCTCTTGACATGTCAACCCCTCAGCGAGTGGAGCTGGAGCTGTTGACGAGGCCGCGCTTCTGCCGTGGAGGGTGTGACGACGTATCATCTCACACCTGCAACAACCATGGTCTGCACGACGTAGATTATGGTTCATGCGGAAAACCTGTCCTTTTACCCTTGCTTCTCTCCTATACATCGGTTACTGCAATTGAGCTGATTGTCGACGGTGACAGTTGGCGTCTACTCGAACCCCATGAAGAATGGATCAACAATGACTCGTGACGAAGCAATCAAGCAGCTACAGAAGTGGGCTGCGCAGACCTCTTACACCTTCGATGATCTAGTTAACCTGCAGGTGTTCGAGATTGAAGTCAGTGGTCACATTGACATCGCTGAGACTGCGGTATTGATCGAAGACTACTGGACCTATGCCTGCAAAGATCCTTATGGCACTGAAATTCCATTCAATGCGCTACATGCTGTATCCCTATCTCCGTTTGAGATCCGGCGCATCAACCGTAGCAACCAGCGCCTTGCTCGTTCGTGGGGAGGCAAGCGTAACTGTCGTGTAGGAGGAGCAGAGGCGACAGTGAAGAACCTTGTCGGCCGAGAGGTTGCGGCGAAGCTCATGGATGTACGGGCCCGCATCCTGCAGGAGTGGGAGCGTCGAGGCTTGAAGGAGTACAAGCCGTGGGTGATCATCGTTGATGGTCAGGCGCGACGCTACAAGGGAGCGAAGCCGTTCCTACAGGCCGCTCGTGACTTGCAATCCCCTCTCGTCGAGTATCGCTACGCTGATGGCAAGGGGGACCTCGGCGCTGATACTCCTGGTTCGCTACTGGAAAAGGTCTGTCTTCGTGGTCTATTCCGTGGGCGTGTGTAATGCAGGTGGCCTGGGGCGATTTTGCCCTTGGTGTCTGCTTTATGCTTTGGGTAATGATGTTTATCGTTGACTGCGGCAAGCATAACGATGGACAAGAAGAAGTCGTAGACGCGTGTGAGACTGAACTACAACAACAAATCGAGCTGCTGAAAGCATGCGGCTGCGGAGAATCGTGATGTCCGACATTCAAAACCTTACCATCTCTTCCGAGGTTGATCTCTCTACGATCGCTACGGCCATGGAGCACCGCATTGAGCAACAGCTTGAAGCGGAGTACACCCGGATTAAGGAAGTGGCAGGTCAACACACGCGTGAATTCGAGAATGCAGAGGAAGCTCTGTGTGACACACTGCAAGAGCATATGCCTGACTACACGCGCGCACTTATTGCAATGGGTTATGATGTTGTAGTTGTTCCCACTCGACCCTGTGAACGTCACCCGCGCTATAGCTTCTACATTGAAGTCACGGCTAACCATTACCTTCAAGAAAGTGATCGACGGACACAGGGCTTTGTTCGTACCAACGGGGGCATCTCTACTTGGTGGGATGTCAGTAGTGATCATCTTGAGGAATGGGGTCTATTGAGCGAATTTGTGTCGCTTAGGCGCCTGTTTGATCGCCATAAGCAGTCGGAGTCTGCGTTGACCAAGGCGTACGAGCGTTACAAGAACAAGCGTGAGATCGCACGCAAGGCAAAGAATGAGTTCCTTGCGAACCTTGTGGAACTTCATATGCCGAACGTGGCTCAGATCATGGGCACGTCGAAGGCTAAGGCCCTGGAGGGATAATGTTCGATCCAACCCTGTATGGTTACAACTCTGAACATTTCAATGTCACTGTGCGAGCGGATAGTATCGGACCCAATGGCGTTCGTCTGACTACCCTGGAGTGTACATACCCAGACATCATCCACACTCATGTGCTAACGCACCGTGTCTTCTCCCGTAACACCTCCAGCAGTCGAGCAATCCCTACCCGAAAGCTACTCGGTCGACTCAAGAACCATGTGTTGCCGCTGGTATGGCGCCGTAATCAACGAGGTATGAGCGGAGGAGAAGCGTTTGACCACATGCAAGCAGGTCGACTAGACTTTATTGTAGATCAATTGGTTGAGGTAACTCGCTTGTCGGTGGGTGAATTGCGCGAACACAAGGTAGCGAAGGAGACAATCAACCGCTACATTGAGCACTTCCTCACCCGCACGGTCGTCATCACTTCTACTGAGTGGCAGAACTTCATCAACCTGCGTACAGCGTCGAATGCGCAACCAGAGGTGCAACTCTTGGCGACCTTGGTTCGTCAAACCCTTGACACGTCAACCCCTACTACACTGCACCCTCTCCAATGGCACATGCCCTTCATCGACGCTGAGGCAGCGCAACTGCCCGAGGCTGATCGGCTAAAGGTCTCTGTGGGCCGCTGCGCTCGGGTGAGTTACCTTACCCACGATGGAGAGAGGGATCCGATGAAGGACATTGCCTTGGCTGATCGACTCCTGGCTGACGGTCACATGTCGCCATTCGAGCATGTAGCTCAGTGTCTACCCCCGGATACATTCGGCATGAGGCTCGATGGTTTCACTGTTGACGCTTTGCTTGCGTGGAAGGTAGGGTTCACGGAAGCTGAGCTACTCACGTCTAAGCTCTGGTCCGGTAACCTACGTGGTTGGCGCCAGTACAGGAAGACTATCCATGGTGAAAGTACCTTCACTCCCTCATGATCAGTTCAAAGCCTTCATGGAGTTGTTGATGGCACAGAAGCGCACAGCGAACTACCTTATCGGCCGATTAAAGCTTCAGCAAGAAAACACTGATCGCATGAAAGCCATGTTGCAGTGGCTCGATAATCAAGGCATTGCGACGATTTCAACCAACGTAAATACCACTCGTTGTTATGTGACTATCTATGAGCGTGACTTCCAAAAGCTCGTGCGGAAGTTTCAACTAAAGGTCACTGAGGAACACACCAACAACGGCTACACCTACGCTAACGCTAAGTTCAATGGGTGTTATCTACGTTGCCTGCTACCCGGCCGGAGGACAAACTGGTGAACACGTATAACGACATGACCGTTCCTTACATGCTACTACAGCCAGGGATGCCTGACCCCCAAGGTTACACTGTTGCGTGCAGTCACCCTGATGACGGCGATGCGGTCATTGGCCTGTGTATAGGTGTGACTCGATCACTTGAGGGCAAGGTGACTCGTCTCCGTATTAATGGCTTTGACGAGGAGAGTCAGGGCCCGTTCACCGAGATCGTGTTCAACCCCTGTTTCGTCAGGGTTATCAACCAAAGTTACAGGTATGAAGCTGATGAGGTGTTTGCGCATCATCGTAAAGACACGATGTACGAGGTGATCACTATGGTCAACATGCGTCACCCGAGTGACCGCTTTCCGCGTGGTGTCGTGTTCGATGAAGTCGATCGCGACTACGATTCTCCGTACCACAAGTCGCTGGATCGTTTCCGAGCTACAATGCTGCTGCCAAAGGATGTACAATGACTGACCACGAGTCGACTGAGGTTGAATCTCATACTTCAAGCGTAGAATCCCACAAGTTCGGTTCACACAAGTGGCATGACTGCGCGGTGCATGGGCATATGCAGAACGCCGAGCAGTGTTCTATTTGTCGGGGAGGTTTAAGTTACTGCGTTGTTTGCGGTCACGCTGAGGGGGCAATCGCAGACTACAATGTGTGTCCGGGTGAAGTTGACCTTACATCCTCTGACTGTATGGATAAGCTGAGGTCTTTTCACTACAGCGTGGCGCCTCTATTTCGTGCTGCAAACGTATATGACTTCTGGGATCAGTGGGAGATTGATCGGCTTGAAGCGCAAGGATTCACTCCCGTGCGCCACGACCTCCCTCAACTGTTTTGGTTCTGGGACTACGGTGCTTGGCAGTACCTTGTTCGTATCGTTAGTGTGACGCCCCACATTCTCACGCTGCAGTTTGTGGACCCTCCGAGTGATAAGTTATTCACGCTTGAGGATTGGCAGGACAACGCAAAACACTACGCTCCGTTGGGTATGTACGATCCATATGGCGCGATTGGCTGTTATACTGTGACAGAAGATGTTGATTGATCTCGTCATCATTCTCGTCGCTCAGCCGTTCATCACCGTAGCCCTTTTCTTGACGATCATCATGATCCTTTTTGCTGCAGGCACTGGCATCACTTCGCTGTTCGAGTTACTTGGGTGGCGTAAACCAACTAACTACGAGGAGTACGATGTTTGAACTTACTTTGATCATCTTCATGTGCGTGTTTATCGGCTGTGCTCTTGTATACAGGTGGCTGTGGCAAAAGGCTGAGCGATCTGCTGACGTTTTACGTAATCGCGTGAGTGATTATGTTTGGCGCTATGATGATCTCATGCGAGAGATGGTCGCTTTGGAGCGTGTGGAGCATGCACTACGTTCTGCATGGGAAGATGCCTATAAGGAAGCTGGGCGCTTGGAGCGTAGTGAGATCGATATGGACGATTACATGATCCTGATGACCGAGCTGGATTGTCAAGTCTACGCGGTGACTCGCAAGTATGAGAACCGTGAAGACGAAGAAGGAGAAGAGTGATGCGTTTTGAACGCGTCTATTGCGCTAACTGGCGTGTCAAGTGGCAGGCAGAGACCGACGACGGGCTTACGCTACTTGTTGTACGCGATCGCAGACCCCTTCGCTGGTGGTGGCGCCTTCGTCGAGGTAAGCGTAATCTCGCAAAAGGTAACGCTCGGGATACACGAGATGGCATCAAGCGTGTTATGAAGGCAATGCGTCAGTACAGTAAAAAACATGAGCCCATTGAAGGAGAAGAGTGATGGAAGACAGTAAGGTGTTTGATCTCGTCGGGGATCTCAAAGAGAAGTTGACACTGATTCATAACGCTAACAGTCAGCAGGGAGCGCCTGTTACCAGAGAGGATCTACAGTCAGCGATCGAACAGCTCGGGGACAGATGGATGCGGCCCTGGCTATTGACACGTCAAGGGAAACTTGACCTCTCGTCGCCTGACGCAGAAGCGATGATCATTGAGACCTTGGGTGATCATCGTATTACGATCGATCGTGCAGAGAACGGATACGTGGCTACTTTCATCTCATCGGGCACGGATGTTGTTGCACCTTTCGTTGCAGGAGGTTATTACCCCAACAAGGCACTTGCGGTCGCAGGCGTCTACATCAAAGCGTGGAAGCTCAACTTCCCCGGAGAAGAATAGTGGCAAAGCTCAAGGCTCGTTTCATCGTAGAGGGTTACCGTCACCACAGGTGGAACCAAGAAGGTCGGCGTAAGTTCAAGACGATCAACGATGCCTTCAACTACATGGGCAATGGTTGGTTCCGTGTTCTCGAAACTTCCGAGTGGCGAATCCGCAACACCAAGACGGGTGAAGTGATCTACATTGACAAGGTAGCGTAGCCTTGTTACCTAATAAGAAACGCACCCAAAGGAGACGACAGTTGTACAACCTTCAAACACTCAACCGACGCGCACTGCTCGAAAGCTACCTTATGTTGGTAGCTGAGCGTGGAGCCTTGTTTCCTCGTAAAATCGAGATCGAGCACGCTGATCTCGTAGACTCTCTGCATGAACAGCTCTGCGTCAATTTCTTCGACAACCCTACAATGCGCACGGTCATGACTCCTCTTGTTGCCCTGATTGATGCGGCCCCTGATCAGCAGAAAGCAACTATTGCCGTAAATGCTGCCGCCATTATTTACGGCGAAATGGGGCTGTTGGATTCTACGGCTGACAGCGTGAAAGACTACTGCGCTAAGTTGGCCGAGGCGCTACAAAAGGAGTCGGATGATGCTACGAACGTTCAACCAGACGACGCTTGACATACTACACGCGGTACCGTCCAACACGTACATGCATGCCAAAGCTATTGCGGTCAAAGCGGGTTACGCCCGAACGGCAGTTAGCAACCACCTTCGGCTGCTTGAAGCCCTTCGCTGGGTGAATGTGAAGTGGGCGGATACTCCCCGAGCGCGTTATAAGTACCGTCTGTCTCAGGCGGGTGCTCAGGTACGCGCTACGACCCACAACATTGAGCACACGATTCCACTTTGGGTTTTTGAAGAGATCCGTCACATCTCATCGGTGCCTGATCACGACCATTTCTACGCTCTTCGAGACCTGGGCTTGTTGGCTGTTGATGGCGATTGCATAGCTGTGACTGATGCAGGGGAGTTTGCACGTAAAAATATCCGCAGCTACGGTCACTCAACCGTCATGCCTCTGTTTCCTTGGATGTTCGATCTGATGAAGTATATTAACGACACCGAGATCGACAACCCTAGCACGCTCATTGCAGGAGGGCGTTGGCCAAACGTTCCAAGAGGCGTAGAAGCGTTGAAGTCGTGGGGGCTTGTGGAAGAGTTCCATAAGCCGTGGAGCGTTCACATCACTTCGGCTGGAGTGAAGTTGCTCATGTCACTAAAGGAGCGTGTGTGATGCATGATCCTACCGGTTTCGAGTCCGTGCCGTCGCATTACGCCGATGACGCGGGACGTGAAGTTATTGATGTTATCCGCGAACACTTGACTAAGGAAGAGTTCATTGGTTCCTGTGTAGGTAACAGGATGAAGTAGCAACTACGTGCAGGTAAGAAACCGGGCACAGATGACGCAAAGAAGGCAGCGTGGTATCGACAGATGGCGAAACATGTGAGTGATCCCGACAAGTACGATGATCCACGCGTAAACAGGAAGTAGGCACTGAAAACCGCCTGCTCCTCTGCCTTTTCGCTGTTACAGTGGGGGCTGAGGAGGTGTGCGCATGGTGACTACGACCGGTATCATTACTGATGAGACTACGCAGATTCTCTCATGGACGGGGGAGCCCTGGCTCGACCGTCGACGAGAGGCCAAGCGGACGGGCAAGTCGGGTACAGGGCGGGCCGCCCTTCGTCGCTGGCTACTCCTGCAGGGGTGGGTCGACCTGCAGGGCTCTGCTCCATCGGAACGCGCTGTGCGGCAATCTCTGCGCCTCATGGACGCCGAGCTGGAGCGAGAGGCGACGGATCCAGGCTACACCAGTTGGGTGAGGGAGTCGAGAGGAATCCCCTCAGTGGACGCTACGGGTCCTGTACGTACTTCTACACGAGGAGGCAAGACTGTCGATCCTGACCTCATCGACATTGAGCAGCTTGAAGATGGTGTCAGAGCAGCCGGAACGTCGCTGTTCAAGATGCTGCAACCAGAAGAGATTGCAGAGAGAATCGGCCTGGACCCCGCTCGCTATGAGGCTCGGCCGGTAAAGGTAAAGCATTACTCGGGCTTTATGAAAGGTCCCGACGGTAACCCTGTCACAGTGCCGTTGTTCAGCTACACGGTTGAGTTCCATCGACGCTTGATTCAGCCTGAGACACTGAACACTACAATCAACGTGACTATGGTAGATGATGGCTTGTTTGAGGAACCGTCGCTTGACTATGAGAGAGCGTTGTTCATTGGGGATATGCACTTTGGGTACAGATGGGAGGACATGAAGTGTAATAAGCTGATCCCCATGATGAACCTCGAAGCCTTCGACGCTTTGCTGCAGTATATTAGGATCCGTCGACCGCATTACATTATCTTCATGGGCGACGACCTCGATAACCCTGAGAGCGGTCGACATCCTCACAGTGCATTATTTCGCGGCACATTGACGCCAGCGGCTCACACGTTGATGTGGGCTTACGGTGCAGTGAGACAGGCGGCAGGCGAAGAATGTACAATCGTCAAGCTTATGGGCAATCACGATGCAAGGACTGTGCGATCCCTTGAGATGACACACCCTGAGTTAGCGCACTATAAGCCTGCCGATTCACCCCACAGTAATGTGGGGTTCAGTGCGTTAATGGGTAACGCTTTTCAGGCTCTAAACATCCATGTGCCGCAGCATGAGCACCTCGGTGAAGAGCATGGGGCTGAATACTGGTTGTGGTTAGACGACGCTCAAGTGCCGACACATGCGTCGCACGGCTACGCTATAGGCAAAGGCATGAAGCTGGCGCAGAAACTATTGGATCAGCCTGGAGCGTTTCATAGGGTTTGTGGACATGTACACAAAAAGTTCATCGCTCATCGCACAGAGGTGATCGCGGGTTACGGCACCGTTGACATCACGGCTTTTTGTCCAGGAACCTTAGCCTACAACGATAAACGAGTACCGGCGAACAATCGAGGCAAAGGTCACGAGGACTGGCAGTATGGTTTTGCAGAACAGTTACTTGACATGAAGACAGGTCTCACTTCTACCGCAGTGTACGACATCGTGAAGGGTCGACACATTCATCTCCCAGAGGGAGGGGTGATCACAGGTGTCGCCCGGACAGAGGCCATCGCCCAGGCTACAGGCATCAGAGCTATCCACGGCTGAGGAGGCACCATGCTGATCGGAGCCCCGGTAGAGATCACTGTAGATGAGCTTCGCGCTGCCATGCAGTCCATCTTCCTCCTGTGCACGGAGCTGTCGGACTGCACGCCTGACGATCTCAGCTTCGGAGAGCTGTACGAGACCGAGGATGAAGAAGTGTGCGCCTATGTGTACAAAGATGGAGAGCCCATCCTCCTGCTCCTCGTTGAAGACGATGCGTCCATGCGCATCTTTGTTGTTACGGAAGGTGAAGACACCGTGGACAAGGGAGTGCCGCTCTCGTTCGGTGGACGACGGCTCCACGTAGATCGGATCGGATTCGCATAAAAAAGTGGTTGCGCGCTCGGGCAGGGGGGCATAAGGTATGAGTGTCGCCGGGAGGGAGAGCATCAACCGCCCCGACACTTCAACCAAACCCCATTGAAAGTGAGTTGTACCATGTCCGAGATCGATTTTGTTGCCCTCCAGGCCCAGCAGTCCCAGCTTTCCGAGGACCGCGCTGCCCTTGATTCCCGCGTGAAGGCCGCTGTTGCCGAGCTACAGGCTGAGCAGGCGGTTGCCATTCAGGAGCTTGAGGCTTCGTTTGCCGGTGAGTACGCCGAGCTGGACGCTCGTGCCGAGGAGATGCGCAACGCTCTCCGTGGTTCCCCTCTGTTCGATCTTGTCGCCAAGACCGTCGAGGAGGAGCGTGCCAGCGCCCGTGAGTCCGCGCGTGAGACCAGCCCCCGTGATGTCCTGTCCTACATCGTTGACAACGAGGGCCCCTCCAGCTCCGGTTACGGTGAGATCGGTGAGCACTTCGGTATCACTACGCAGACCGCCCGTACCCGCGTCGAGAAGCTGCTTGAGGCGAAGCTCGTGGTCAAGAAGCAGAACCCTGACAACGCCCGCCGCGTTTACTTCGTGGCTGTCGACGAGGCTCGTGCCGAGTACGACGCCAGGGCTGACGAAGAGTAATCACTCTGGGGGCTGAGCGTCCCTGCTCCCTCAACTCCGCTCGCCCCCCGGGGCCCCTGGCAATGGTCAGGGGCCCCACTTCTTTGGGCGCTGTGTGTTGTTCTCCTTTTACACACCCTGGTCGAGCACTCGTGCAGCAGCCTTTGCGTCCCCGATATCCGACGGGTCCATTGAGCTAAACAAGGGTCCGATCTTCTCCCACGACAATTGCCACCCGAGCTGGTCACTGTACCTCAGCTTACCATCGGGTCCGCTGAACTTGTACCTGCCAGTACGGATACCATACTTGAAGTAGTCATTGTTGCTCATCTCAAGGTCATGCCTCGTGGCTTCGTCATTGAGCACCTGAATGACACCCTTGTTGCCCCATTCGTTAATCAGGCTCCGGCCGTCAAACCCGCTGTCCGAGAACTGCATAAATGCGGCTAGCCCAACTCGTGTAAGCAGCAAGTGGTCTTGATCGGAGCGCGGCCATACAGCATAGATACGAGAAGGCAAGTCCTCGTTTCCCAGGCCGAGCACACACGCAGGCTGACTCTGCAGCCAAGCGCCCAGGTTGAGAAGCTGGTTCTCTGTCTCGTTAGAAGCGTCCCCCACGTTCATGATCGCTTCCTTGAACTTGAGATCAATGGCCGCCATGCCGCAACGAGGCATCTCGAAAATCTGACCTGAATCGTCCATGAGAGCATGTTGAAAGAACCACATGGCTGTGTCGATTAGGGCGATGTAGTTTGCACAACGGGTCATCTCACTGCACGAGGAATACAGGGTGTACATATCCCTCGCTTCCTTGTAGTGGTCGATGATCGCTTCACGCCATTGTTCATTGGCCCACAGCTCTACAAAGTACCGTAGGAACAGGTATCCGACGTAGCCTTGACAACGTGTACCAAGTTCGTTAATGCGTTTGATCTTGTCATTCGCCTCTGGTCCGAATGCTCCCGTGGGAGGTGAGCGAACAGGCACCAATCGAGCCCTCATACCCGCAGCTCCCTTTGCTCGGTAGAGAAGACCTGACTCGTCCGTGGATCCGGCTACTGTGGCACATGTGTGTTCAGCGGCCAGAGTGTAATCTGCTGTGGCCCCTGAGCGAACATCCCCGTCATTGATGAAGTAAGCGATTTGTTGTGCACCCTTAATACCTTTGACGCCCCGGTAACCTTCTCGACGCTTCAACTCCTCGAACCCGACGAACATGTTGTTGAACACGCCCGTGAGAATCTGCATCTTGAGGTTCGTAGACTCCCATGAAATCTTGAGTTTCGTGGGGTCGCCGTTGACCGTCAACATCACATTCTGCATGGTCGTCTTGCCTGTACCAGACCGACCACCCATGTCAACAGTGAAGCCTTCTGCGCCGTAGTTTTTCAACGGCTGCACAAGGAATGCAGATAGAGATGCACAGACACCGATGTACAACCATGGAAACTCGCTAAGCGCAGCGATCCATTCTTGTGCGTGTACCTGCAGAGGTCCGCCAAGGTCGTAGATAGGTGGAATGCCTGCGACATTAGGCGCGTTGCGAATGTTCTCAAAGAACACGCCTGGGTCTTCATTAGCTGCTGGCGCAACGACCGTGTGAGGCAGAATGAAGTAACGGTCCTTATACCAACCCAAGCTCTCAGAAATCTGATATCGCGGGATTGTTTTTTTGTTAGCACGTCGAAAGGTACTAATGTACTTCACAAAGCCTTTCGAGTTGAGAGTGTCTACAGGCACACCCTTGTTCGCCAGCTTACTTGCGTACCGTGTGAAAGCAACGTCACCCGCAGCGAAGCTACACGAGATCCATCGGTTCTGGCTCCTATAGGCCAGTGTGAGGAGCTGTTCACTCGAATGGATCGATTGACTTTCCGACGCTACCAATAGCGGTTCGTCAAGTACAGGTGTCCACACTTCCTCATCGAAGTCATCCAACGTGACCTTAAATACACCATCGTCAGTGATGCGGTAGCCTTTCGGGTTGATGAGCTTTTCGATCACACTCGTGTGGATGATGTCGTCCGGTGGTAGTGTATCCAATGTTTCTGTGAGCAGAGGTTTGTCATTGATCTTCGCCTTTACATCATCCAAGGCTGACGCAGTGATCAGCGACTTGAGAGAGTCGACTTCCCTCTTTGCCCCTGTGGCTTTTAGTCGCATCAACACTAACTTGGCAGCCACCTCCGTCGGCTTCTCCTTGTACAGAGACTGCATCTTGTCGATATGACCGAAGCAGTGCTCCAAGATCGCCTTTGCGTCGGTTGCTGTCTGGATCTTGTACTCGGTGAAGACCTGCTCGATCGGAAAAGTCTTGAGGGCATCCCTCACTCGCAGCGCATTTACGCTCATTCCACTCTCCTCGTCCCTGGCGGGCCTTGTAACTCGGAGCCCGGCGTGTTACAAGGAGATCATGTTGAGCATCATCAAAGCACCGCACACTGTTTTCACAGTGAAGGCGAAGCCTTCGCTCGTGTCTCCGCTTGAACTCTTGGTCCCAGGGGCGCTGGTCTACGGGCTGCCGGACGGCATCTCACCATATAGCATAGGCTGGGGCAAACTGCGAGTCAGGTGGGACGCTTCCCACCAATGTTCACACGGCTACGAGGGCCCAGGCCGCGAGCCTCCATCTACGCAAGTCTTCGTAGCTACCCACGGGGCTTGGCTGGTAGAGAATTTCCTTATCGCCAACAAGTTCCATTATGAGATCAAGAGGACGAGTGAACCGAAGTTCATCAATCGCAACGATGACGATCTCTCTGCTTACATGCTTCGCCTCGGTCGAGGTGTGTTACATGAGATGGCGGAAGTGAAGTGGATCAAGCCAGGGTGGGATACGCAGGCATTCGATCGTCAAGCGGAGGCCGTGGGTTATGCGATATCTGGTTTGCCTTGTGAGCTATTGACATGGGATGGTGGATCGGGTAAAACCATTGCCGCCATTTTGACCATGTTAGCAATGGGTTACAGGAAGCGTGGTACCATGGCATGCGTGGTGCCGGGTAACACTCGACCCGGTTGGAGGGATGACTTCGCTAAGGTCAGCACTTTGTATCCATATGTGTGCTGGGCGAAAGACAAAGGCGGCGGTGGTCTTGCGTTCTTCAAGTACATCGAAGACATGGAACGGAAGGGTGTACCTCCGGTACTTGTGGTAGGCAGAGAGCGTCTACCTGAATGGTTCAATGCCCTCAAGTCTATCAAGCTGGCGGCTGTGGGTCTCGATGAGATCGATGCCTGTGCTCCCAGCCCTCAACTGTACCGTAACATCAAGTTTCTACCCGATGGTTCAATGGAAGTCACAAAGAAACGTACTACAGCACGAGGCTCGATTAATCGTGGAGCTGCATTCGTCGAGTTGATGAGTCGTCAAGACCTGCGCTTCCGTATGGGTCTCACGGCAACACCGCTTAACAAAGGTGTACCTGACAAGGTGTGGCCCATCTTTAACCTGTTGTGGCCAGGGTCCATGGGTTTTAGTGACTTCAACTTCAAGCAAAGGTACTGTGGCGGGCAGTTGAATGAATGGGGTAGGTGGGAGTATCCTCGCGGCACGAACATGGGCGAGTTATCTCAACGCTCTGCTTTCATCCTCCACTATGTCAGCAAAGAGGAATCGGCTAAGGGTAGACCGCCGGTCACATACGGATTGTTGAAGGTCGACAAGTCGTCACAGGATCGTACAAAAGCTAAGACCATGTTTGACGATAAGATGTCGTGGTCTCAGGCGATTAAGTACGTGGCCAAGAACGAGAAGACGAAGGTTGATGATGGCTTGGAAGCCGAAGACATTTCGTTACAAAACACAAATCTAACCGAGATCAGCAGCGCTTATGCATGTGCGATCAAGCGAACGGCTGTTACTGAAAAGGCCGTTGAATACGCTGTGTCCGGCAAGCGTATTATCATCGGCGTCGGTCGCAAGAAAGAGGCTCGTGAATGGGCAGCCGCTTGCGAGGCGTTAATCAAGAAGAAGATGCAGAAGGGGGCAGATCTTCCACCTGTCTACATGGCAACTGGCGATTATCATCTTGACGATCGCATGGAAACGGTTAGACGCTGGCGTGAGGCCCCTGGCATCTTGATCATCACCTACCAAGCCATGGGTCGAGGTGTCGATGGGATGCAGCATGCCCATCTCATGATCGCTGCTCAGCTACCAGGGCGTAACACCGCTACCCTTGAACAGTTCTTCGTTCGTGGCGATCGTGTGGGGCGCAACCACGAGATGGAATGTCTCATTGCTGTGGCTGAGGGAACAGCGGACATGGAGAACATTAAGCGGCTGGCCGAAGGCTACGATGCCTTCATCAACTTCTTCCGTGACGATACCTTCACTGACATTAAAAAGTTGCTTGAGGATCGCATGGACGTTAAGTCGGCTGTGGACGAATGGGCTGACGGTCTTTTTTGATGGAGGGAGCCATGCCTAAATACTCACGACACACGTTGGACACGTTCAACAATGAAATGTTTGCTGCGCCTGTAGAGGCAGAAGCTAAGCGCTTTGAGAAGGTGCTCAATACCTACGGCCATAAACATGTACGCTTTGTAGTCGACAAGTATGTCAAGGAGGGGATCGCTCGCACAGGCACAGAGATGCAGGATGTGTTACGTGTGGCACAGGCTACATTCGGCGGCCCTCGTATGATCGCTCTTGACGTGTCAGCAGCTCTACGCTTTGCAACCTACACTGCTATTGTACGGGTCGAACGACCGTACATGGACCACATTTGGCCCGACGAGACCATCGGTGAAGAGGTACCTGCTGTCACAGAAGAGGCTCCGCTGCCGGAAAACTGATGGATAACTTCAATCGCAATAAACATCAGCATCGTAAAGGCGCCCCATCGTACATGATGTGTGGCAGTGATGTGTGCGAACCGTTTACGTGCCCAGCGAGTAATAAGCATGAAGCTAAGGTTTGCAAAAAACGATGTAGGCAGCGAGGGAAGGGGTCTTCGCGTCAACGTCTCAAGCGCTTGGATCGGCAGAGCTTGGAGCGCACAGGAGAGGGCTACTGAGACACCTGATGGTGGCGCTCGTGGGCGTTGTGGGCTAAGGTGTTCTCCTGCACCTCTGCCCGAAGGCCGCCCCATGCCCAGATTAATCAACGCCAGCAAGTCTCGACGTGGTTGGAGCCGCATCGGTAACTTCATTCTTTGTGAATACCTTGCAGGTGCTATTGAGCGAGGTGCGATTCTCGGCTCACGAGACGCATTGAACAAAGGTAGTTTGGGTCATGCAGGCCAGGCACACCTTCATACAATCGAAGGGGTTGAACATGGACCCGTTCTCGTGAACGGTGAGCTTGTGGAAGACGCTTCTGACTTCGCTACACCGGAACAAGCGATTGTTATGTTAGCCAACAGTGAACTTGAGTATCGTCCCTTCAAGGAAGAGATCCTCGAAATCCACAAGGGGTACATGCAGAAGCGTATGGAAGGCGCAGGTCATGCGATCATGGTTGAGCAGGAGATGATCGGTGTCATCGGTGAGTGTGACGGTGAAAGCGGTCTACATCTTGTGGCTGATGACCAATGGGATCTATTAGACCCCAGGGAAGATAACCCTACACCGCCGAAGACGCTAAAGGCTTTTAGCGGTCGTACAATCAACGTAGTTCCGTTGGATGTCCCCGGACACCCACGGCATGGATGGCCCATCTACATCAGCCGTCGACTTGACCTTGTGCGACGGAAAGGTAAGTACGGTGAGATCATTGTCGAAGACCACAAGTTCAAGGCGCGCATCAGGGGTGGTTCCTCTAAGCATGCGTATCGTGCCGATGGCGGTTTCGTTGCTATTGATGTGCTTTGTCGACAGCGTTTCACATGGGAGTACGGCGGTATCTGGTTGAACCTCATTTCAACCAATCCATCCTCTTACGGTGAGCAGAATCGTTTCAAGCTGCCGCCTGCACGAGACAAGGAACTCAAGTTCCCTTACACTCTTTGGTATCGTGAAAACGAGTTCGCAAAGATGCAGGTGAAGGCGATGACAGGTGAACTGCCCTACGAATACTGGCCCGATCGCTCGGCTGAGAATGGGGCAAACTGCGTATCGCGGTACGGTAAGTGTTTTCTCTACGATCACTGCTACAAGAACGTACCTCTGCGGTTCAAGTGATCGAGCGAAAAAATCCCCTTGCGTCACCTCGGCGCACACCATAGACTACACCACGAAGGGCGGCGCGGGAAGGCGCGGCAAGGAGGGACATTGACTCTATCGTTAGTGCATGGCGACCGTAAGGATAGCATCGGGCTATACGGGTTGCCGGGAATGAGCAAGAGTGCTCAGATTCAGCTTGGTTTCGAGCGGTGTTTGTTCATCGGCCGATCCATGGATCTACACTCTGTTGCGAAGGATGTGGGCGCACACCCAGGTGTGTCTCTGCCGGCGATTTACCAACAGGAAGAGCCAAAGGAATGGACCCTCGGTGCTATGCGCGAGCTGCTTGGTTTCATCTTTGAGGACTGGAACTCCAACACTGACGGCTTCCGTGAGTTTATGGGTGAGTACGATTGTTTGCTGATCGACGATCTTTCCTTGCAGGCTATTGTCATGCCTGATATCATCGAAGAAGAGATTGCCCAGATCGGTGCCGCTCACCCTCTGGCGACTAAGAACGGTAAGCCGAACACATGGCATATCCTCGGAGCTATCGGCAAAGAGATGATGCGTCTTTGTAGCCTGGGAGGCAAACTGCCCATGTCGTTTGCGGTGGTGTGCCACGAGCGTGAGGCTTGCACCAACACCAACGGTGATGCGATTAAGGGTGCGCCGCAGATGCCGACAAAGAATCTCGGACCGAAGATTCAGAGCCTATTCTCTACGTTCCCTCGGGTCGCTAACAACCCAGACTTCATGGACCCTTGGTCGTCAGCTAACGCTGCCTATAGCTGCAGCTTCTTCGCGGACTCGTTCGATCCTGATTGGGCGTCGCGCGATCGCAGCGGTGTTATCAAGGGGCACGGTCCGTCGGACCTGTGGTCCGTGCTTGAGCACGCGGGTATCCGCCACCGTAGAGCCAAAGGTCGTGAGTTTCTTGACGATTTCGTGTTGCAGGCTGCGAACCAAGCCGTTAAGATTTGCGGCGAGGGTGCTTCCTTTGCTAACACGATGGACGCTAAGAAGCAGGTTGCTCGTTGGATTACGAAGCAGAACTATGCTTCCAAGATTCCTGCAGATGCGCCTTCTTCGGTGCCTCGTGACTGGCGACTTAACCGTCTGATTTTCCAGCAGGGCTTTGGTTACGCTTACTACGCTGAGGCGTCCAAGACCGACCCTCTTGATTTCGATCTGCCTGACGCATCGGTTGTGCAGGCTTCCACTAGCGCAAAGCCCAAGGGTGGGCTCGCGCTTCCTCCCCCGTCTAAGTGACGGGTTTACCCAGAGAAGGAGTGTGAGGGATGGCTATTTCCCTTAGTATGTTTGAGGGCGTTCGTGCTATCGGCGCCACCCAGGATTCCCCCCTTGGCGGCTCGGCTGTCAGCACGGGTATCTACGAGCTGCCAATCACTGAGGTCTTTGTTCAGAAGACTTCGCAGGGTAGCCCCTTCAAGATGAAGGTGCACATCAACGGCATCGACATTCAGTCGGAGTTCATCAACAACCCCGCTGATTCCAAGCCGAAGTTCGCTCAGGTTGAGGCCGGTCGATTCATGGCCATTCTCCAGGCTTGCACCCGTGATGGCGCCGAGAAGTCGGTCTTCGATGAGCTGCAGCCCGGTGGCGCGCTTGAGTCCTACGCTGACCGCATCGACGAGCTGTTCCTTGCGCTTGGCTCCGATGAGGTTCCTGCCAAGGTCCGTTGCATCATTCGTGCGGGCTACGCCTGGACGGACAACGAGGGTAACCTTCGCAAGAAGGCCAAGCTCGTTCACTTCCTGAACGCCAAGGAGTTCGCTGAGAAGTCGGCTCTTGAGGCCAGCGGCGAGCTTGTGATCGAGGACTCGAATGAGTACGAGACGCAGAAGGCTCAGCGTGAGGGCCGTGATGCTGCGGCTGTGCAGGGCGCTGGTCGTCCGAGCTTCGGTGGGGGTAACAGTGCTCCTACCAGCGGAGGCACCGGCCGCAAGTTTACTCCCCCGCCTCCGAGCAAGTGAGTAAGCGTTGAGTCATCGGGGGCCCATGTTAACGCATGGGCCCCCACTTGGTTGAGGGAGCATAAATGCCAAAGTTTTTCAATTACGCGGGTTCCAAGAAGGATGCTGCCAGGATCATCGCGCTCTACATGCGCAATGCGCTAAGTGAAGGCAAGCCTGTATTTTTCCCTTTCATCGGCAGCGGCGGCCTCTTCTGGCACCTGATGTACAAGGGGTCATTGGCGAACAACGTTGTCTACGTCAACGATGCCAACCCTTACCTCATCG